TCATCTTCTTCAGCGTTCCAATTCCAATTAAACTCCCTACCTCTTTGCAAGTCATATATATCTTCTTCGGATAGATTGACTTTAATACTGTATTGCTTCATCACTCCTCCTCTGGTTTAAGTATATCCATATAATAACATATATCTTCCCATCTTTCTTCAGAATCTGAAATATCTTCTTTAATATTAAACTTATCTGATTCGGGATTTAATTTTTGCAAAATACTAAATAATATTTCCCATTCAGTCATCACTCCTCCTCTTTTTTAGTTAAATACTTATATACACAGCCAATTAATCCCACCTTGCATATAATCTCTATTATCATATCTAGCTTCCAGAGTACCTCATCAATCATTGTGTACCCCCTCTACTTCAAAGCCCCAATCAATAAGCTGTTTGGATATTGTTTGTGGTAGCTGAAATATTCCGTCATAGTCCACTAGTCTGCCCTCTTGAAACCATAAACCACCCTCAGCATAGTATTCTGTGCCGTCATTATACATCTCGTAGTGTCCGTATTGCTTTATTGGATTTACTTCGATATGATATGTAATCTCTTGAGTTTCAAATGGCGTTGCACCACTTGATGTTTCGTGTCTTATTTGTTGTCGCTTAACTATTGTTGTTTTCTTCGTGTCTGTCATCTTTATTTGCCTCCTTTGACTCTTGGTCATCTTTAAGTGCTAGTTTTAGTAGTGCTACTGATAAGGCATCATCTAGGCTACTCCTAGTGAACACATCTTTCTTCCTTTTCTTCAACTCTACCTTTTGCATTTTCTTTATCTTTTTTAGTTCCTTGTCTAAATCAAACATATTCACCTCCTAGTGTGTGATATTCTAGTTCTACGTTAAATGGCTTTACTTCATTGCCTAAATCAAAATTTTTCATAAAGTTCTTCATTTCAATAACTTTTTCATCATCTACGGGTGATAAGCCGAATTCATCATCGCTTTCGTAAAGTTGCCAAAAACGTATATCATCGTAATCGACCTCAACAAGTATATTTTCTATGTCAACCTCCCAGCCGTCGTTTTCTAGGTCTGATACAATAGCACGTCTTAATGCTAATGCGATTGGACAATTACAGCTATCTTTTCTTACTCCCTTTCTTATATCATCTTTAGTTACTTCAACTATAATGCTCATTTGCTTTCCTCCTTTGCCTTGCCGTCTGTACGGAATATCATCTCGGCTAGTGTTGTTAAGTCAGTTTCAGTTAATTTTACTAAGATATCCTCTGCTCTATCATTAAGACCAAGTCCATATCTTATTTGACATGCTATTTCCCATTTTTTCAGTTGCCTACTCATTTGCTTTTCTCCTTTTCTTTTTCAAGTTTTTCTCTAAATGTTCCCCACATCATTTGACATCTAAGTTTTTCTTGCTTACTGGTCGCGTCTTTTTCTTTTTTCTTCCAGTAATATAATTGGTCGTTTAAATAATCTATATATTTTCTACTCATATTAATAATCTCCGTCCATTTGTTCACCACAATATCCCTCATCGTAGTATCTATCTTTTCTGTATGTGTATTTCTCTTTATCTTTGTAGCATTTACCACAATACAGCCCCGTATATATACCATATGCATCGCTTCTTGCCCATTTGTGATATTCTAGTGGGCTACATCTTGGAGTGTAGTAATCGCCCGTATTTTCACAAAATATTTCTTCGTCCTTATAATCTGTGTCAGCTTTTCCACAGCCTCCACAATGATATAAGTATTTATCTCTATCGTCCATTTCTATTTCACCTTTCATTGCTTTGTCCATTTTCTTTTCTCCTAGTTTGGATATACAAATATTTCTTCGTATGCTTTTTCTATCTTAGCATCCCACTCTTTTTCAAATCTTTTTACTAGCACCGCCCTTTCTTGATATGTTAGTGCATTAGCTTTCATTCCATAATATTTACAAATGCTATCTATTTCTTTTTCTGTCCACCCTAAAATCATCGTATTATCTCCTATTTATATTCGTGTATTTGCTTTAATTCTTTAGCTTTACAATTTTCTATAACTATGTATTTAGGATTAATTAATTCTTTTATTTTTATCTTAAATTCATGCTGTCTTATCTTATCATCATAATGCATTGATTGGTCTAGATATTTATCGTACATATCTTTAAAAGTTTCTTCATATTGACGTCCATATCCGTAACATTTTCCGCTATGATATATATTGTCAGTAATTTCAAATTGTACTGAGTGATACGTATTTCCGTTTACTTTATCAAAATATTTCTTTACTAATACTATTAAATCATTATCCATTATTATTTTCCTCCTCATTACATATACATTCTTCTTCTTCACAATCTTCACATACTTCTACTTGGTACTCTTCTACTTCTACATAATCACCTTGCCAAACCCAGTCCATACAATAAGAGTTCCAACATTCAATATCTCCACAAATATATGTATGGCTAGTGTATGCACATACAATTTCTGTTTCTTCTGGTGTTGCCCCGCAATATTCACAATCGCCGTCCCACCTCTTTTTAGTTATTGTTATTTTATTTCCCATTGTTATCTTCTTTCTTGTTATCACTAAATCCCTCATTCCATGTTGATTCATATTGCCCTATCCATAGCCATAAATCAGCTTTGTACTTCTTTGGTATTTTATTCATTATATCTTGCATTCTTTCGTTCATTTCCTTTTTATTTCTGAATGGTGCGAACATGCTTGTTGGCTTTTTCTTTTCTGTTGTCATTACTTTTTTCTCCCATTTATATTATTTATTATCTGTGTCTTTTAGTTCTTTTATGTAATTCTTAAACTTTAAAATTTCTTTATTTATATTGCTATTTGTATTGTGATATTTACCAAACATTATTTTTCTTTCAATATGCTTGCCATTAACTTTTTCAGTTAGTACGTAAAATCCGCCATTTTGATATTTAAATATATTCATAATATTATAAAAAATGCCTAGCCAAATTAATGACTAGGCACTTATCCTATTTTATTGTTGTTCTGTTGGTGTGTTATATTCTTCTTCAAGCTCATTTACTGGATTTGCTACCGCTTTAATGTCGTCCGTAAGGTCTCTGAGAAGTGTTTTGGTGTCGTCCACATAATCGCTATATTCTGTAATATTCTCTAGGCTTCTTATCGCATCTTCAACCTCTGAATAATTACCCGAAAATTCACTACTTACCTCATCGATTTCATCAGAAATACTATTGAGTTTTTCAAGAACATAATTTATGTTTGTTACTTGTGTGTTTTTTTGTAGGTGAGTTATTTGTTCAACAATGCCGATTGTTCCGTTATTGTTCATTATTCTTTTGATTTCAGCGAGGGTTTCGCTGTCTTTTTTTAGTCGTGAAATTTCTCCCACAAATTGCTCTAAGTTCATATTTCTTTCCTTTCGGTAGTGGCTTTCGCCGTTTTGATTACAAGTAATATTATTAATTAATTGACTAATAAGCAAGATAAATAAAATTAATAATTAATAGTAATATATATATAAAATAGACGTATATTTAAATAGTTGATAACTTAAAACAGAAGTTTAATAAATAAAGGGGTATAATATGAGCATAGGCACACATAAAACAAGCGTAGTAAATGATAATAATATAACTATGGTTTGTTATCATAATACGCCAGTTGTTAAGATAACAGACACAGACATTATATTAAATACTGGGGGCTGGTACTCTGCGACCACTAAACGCCGTATGAATCAAGCAAGTCATTCGTTCGGGCTAGGGTTCGCTGTGTATCAAGTTAATTTTAGTTGGTATGTAGATTATAAAGGGGATACGATACCATACGAGGACAATATGAAATTAAAAATATAATTCATCCGTAGCCCACCGAATAACCACACACACAAAAACGCCCCGACTTATTATGGTTGGGGCGTTGTCTTTTTCGCTGAATTGACTAAAAAACTATCATTAATTATAATTACTGTTCAAAAAAAACCAAATTTTCAACTAAAAGAGGAAGGGGTATGGAGTCAGCATTCGGGGGTATGGGGCCATATAAAAGAGGGACACGCATTCTAATATTATTTTTTTAATTTTCCCCTTTTTTTCCAATATTTTTTTCTAACCTTTTTCTTAAGTTTAGAATCTGTTTTTCTATATGGACGTAATACCCATTCATTATTTATTTTATATGTAAAAAAATCAGCTTTTTCCCATTGGAGGCGGTTATAGGTTTTATTAGGATTAGGTCTGGGGTTGTTAATATTCCATTGTTCATCAATGGCTGTAGTAATTAGTACTGCTATATATAGTTTTAATATCATATTTCAGTTCCTTTGGTGAGTTTTAGATAGAGACCAGCTATTCCCCTTACTTAGAGTAAAGGGCCTAGCCTCTATTACAGTTCCTTCGGAGCCGTTTCGCTTGATAGGACAATCGTTTTGGTAACTAAGCTCAATTGTCTTCGACTTGCTTTGTGACTATTGTTACAAATCCCCTTTTAGTAGCCGTTATTACTTGCTGTACCCTAAAAGCGTTTAGCCAACCGATACAGCGGACTTAATATAGTATGGATTTTTTTGTAATGCAATATTTATTTTTTATTTGTATATTATTTTATGGAATCTAAGACAATAAAGAAGAAAGAGCACATATTATACGATAATATGAAAGAATTTATGGCGTTTAACCCGATGTTAAAGCCAACTGGAGACTGGAGGCGCGGAAAAGAGGGTGATTGGGTCTATACAGACGATTTGCATGTTTGTCAAATCCTGCGCGTTTTTTACGTTACTGTCCCCTCTACAGGCAAAAAGCAGAAATGCGTTAGGACGGTGTGCGGTTCGTTCGTTGTTGGCCAGGAAAACCTTAAAATGCTTGGCGAGCGCGGCGTTGCAGAGAATATATATACATTTTCAAGCACATATGATACGATTAGGAGCGTTAGAGATAAAAAAGTATCATCTAAAAAGCTTTTATTTGCGCAATACGTAGCTGCAGGGATGGATTTGAGCAAAGCATATAGTATTGTTTATCCAAAGGCTAAAGACTCAACTTACATAAAAACTGCAGCTAACAAATTATTACAACAGAAAAAGGTACAACAAATGGTAAAAGAGGAAATAAAGGATATATTGAATGCCGAGGGCGTTACTCCTGAGTTTATTATCCGATTATACAAAGATATAGCAGATATTTCAGAGCGCGACTCTGATAGGCTTCGCTCATTAGATGCGCTTGCTAAAATGTCTGGATTGTTTGATACGGAGAAAAAACAGGAACAACTAACAGTTTGGAGCGGATTCTCGCCTGAACAGCTGGAGGCTATCAAAAGTGACCAAAATAACGTCAAAGTACTCGCGCACGCAGAAAAAGAGAAGTAAAAGTGTAAAAGACCCTTGTCTAGTTTGTGATAAAGACTTATATTACGACGACGAAGTATCGCAAAGAATAGGGATGATGGAGTCAGATGGAGAAATAAACTCCTGGAAATGCCCGTTTTGTGCTTCAGAATTTGACTTAGATGACAATATTCTGCATATATACGGAGAAGAAAACGCAAAAGGATTAGCATAATGCCAAAGTTTGGACGTAAATCAAGAGAAAGACTATCAACCTGCCATGAGGATTTGCAGGATTTATTTAATGAAGTAATTAAATATGTTGACTGTAGTGTCCTTGAGGGACATAGAAGTCAAGAAAGACAGGATAAATTATATGATGAAGGAAAAACCAAGGTCAAGTACCCAAAGGGTCGTCACAATGCTAGTCCTAGTCGTGCTTGTGATGTTGTCCCTTATCCTATTGACTGGGATGATAGAGAGCGTTTTCACTTGTTTGCAGGCTTTGTTTTAGGAATTGCGCAAGCAATGGAGATTAATATTCGCTGGGGAGGCGATTGGAACAAGAATTTCGAGGTAGATGACAACCAGTTTGATGATTTCCCTCATTTTGAGCTATTAAAGGATTTTTAAATGTTTGGTCTAAAAAAGAAAAATAAAAAAAATGCAAGTAGCGGTCTATCAGAAGGCGATTTAATTGCATTAAATGCATTGCAGGAAATATTAAATAAACAGTACGTTCCAGGAAATGACTTGAGGGGCTATCAAAATCCTAATCCAAGGTTAGTAACTTCAAGTAGTGCAGATGATTGGGAAAATCAGCTACATAATATTATCAATATATACAAATTGGGGACCGAGGATGGATATAGGTTTTATCCTGCTTTTGGACGTGGAGAAGGTCCTAATCGCCAATTATTTGCGGACCACATCGTAGGGCAAGATGTTTATAACAGAGCTCCTGCAGATTCCCTATCTACCGCACTTGTAGAGCAATTATTAAATATTAATATGAGAGAAGAAGGTCACAGCGAATTGTTTCCTCCAGAATATACTGTAAAATAATAAGGATTTTTAAATATGAGCAATGGACACGAACAAATAGATAAATTAATACTAAATAACAACTTAAAAGATTTTTTAATCGAAGCGATGCAAGATGAAACTTTTGCAGTTGGAAGCGCTGATGCGACGAGATATAAAGATGCGGTTTCACGCCACCAATTAAGGCAACCACCTCGAAATCCATATGCGCATTTACAAAGACAGCAATCTATGAATATAGATAAAATATTAGATAAATATACGCGGCCAGGAATAAAAGCAACTCCAAATCCAAAGATGCCAATGCCAGGCTTTGGCGCTCTCGGAGCGGTTGCATTCTTAGCCCCTGCTATTCAAGAGCTTTTATATGGTGCAATGGGTCTAGACGCTAGCGGCTTAGAGGATGAAGCTCCATGGTTCCCCGAAGGTTCTACTTATGAGACAGCTTTTCCGCCAGGGCCATCGACTATAGAGCCAATAAAACGTAATAGATAACAATATTAAAATAGGAATATAGATGAGAAGTGATTATTTAAACCCAAACAGCAATGTGTCTAAAGGCTTTCAGAAGCTTTCAGACATGCATTTGGAAATAGTAGATGTTACACCTACGTTGTCGGCAACAACATATGAGAATAAAGATTTAATGTGGCAACCAGCAACTATAACTAATGCTGTAGCATCAGTTGGAAATGCATCGTTTTTACATAGCATTACTATGACTCAAAAGATTGATGCTGACAATCAAACAGATGCGATAGATTTATTCTTTTTTGGCAAAAACCCGACATCTGTTACTGGCCTTGGTCTTGCAGATACGGCTGATAGTATTGAAACTACTGACAGCGAACAGAAAATGTTCTTAGATTCAGAGTTCTTAGGTAAAGTTCCCCTATCAGAGCCAACATTAATGCCAAGTACTGGCGCTGCTAATGGAGCAGCATACCTGACAGTAACTAATATTGGCCTACCTCTTCAATCTACAAGTGGCTCTAAAGATGTATATTTTATCGGAGTTATGCAGGATAAAAATACAACTGACCCCCTCACATACGCAGATGGGGATTTATTATTTAGATTTGGCATAATGAGAGACTAAGCATGTGGTATACACATCTTATTGCTCATCACAATAAAATTTTACGACCATCCCATAGAGATATTGGCACTCTACCTGGTTTTGTACCTATGCGTTTCGACCATTCTTGTAGTTTGCAATCTTCTGCGCTTGGCTCAGGAGGTATGTGGGGAAATGCTTATTACACTCCATCATTTACTGTAGGGACAAATACTAGCGATGTAGCGAGTTGGAGGTTTCTAGATGGAGGCCATTCTAAATTTAGTATAGCATTTTGGGTAAAACCATTAGGTCAAGAAATGCTCACAACTTTGCTCGGCCTAGGAAGTCATGATAATACTGGAAGGTATGCAAAGAAACAAGTTATTTTTGACAATTTAGGGGCAAGTGGCAATAACGGCTTTGAAATATATTTAGAAGGAAATGGTAGTTATTCTGACTCTGCAAGTAATACCGTAGATGGAGTTAACAACAAAATAACATTTAAAGTAGGTAGCACTACTGTGAGTACTAATCCTTCTACATTAGCTTTTCATAATAATCCAAATGTCTCAGAAGATAATAATGCATGGAAACATATTGTCTGCACTTATGATAGTTCGCTTGGCTCTAATAATATGAAAATATATGCTAATGGGACTTTACATGCACAAGCCAATTGCACTACAGTTTTAAATGTTACAGAAATGCCAATAATTGGAAGAAATCGAGCTAAAAGTACATCATCTGAAATGACTATAACGTCAACTTCCTATGCAGATAATATTACAACAGTTACTGGTACAGGCGGGGCATTTGGTATGATGGACAATAATTTAATGACTGCTAATGAAGATGTTACTATTTCAGGAACAAGCAATAATAATGGAACTAAAGAATTAGTTGACAACTCAACCAAAATTACAGAATTTAAATTTCACAATTCAGGTGGAAGTTCAAGTGAAAATGAAAGCGGATTAAGTGGAGCAACGGCAACAATAGAGCATTTTCATCCCGTGGTAAAATTAAAAATTGGTGATATGCAAATATGGGATGGCGCAATATCGGCTTTAGAAGCGCGCCTTGTTTGGTGGATAGTAGCTCAAGTTCAAGCACATATAGATTGGAATCGATGGAATAGTGGCAGTCCATATTTCCCTATTCTTGGTAATAAGAGGAAACTATTTGCTTGGTATCGTTTTGGTGATGGCCTAGAATATATAAATTATGGCCCGTCGGCTAATCAAGCAAAAGTATATAATATGTCAGCTTATACTGGATTGGGAAGTAATAACTCAAATTCCACAATTAGGCAAAGAGATTTATATAGTAATGTTCCATGGGGATATTCTCAAGATGAAGACAACGCAGCAACACAAGCTATGTTATGGCCAGTTTCACAGCCAGATTCTCCATGCGATAGTGGCGCTAGGCGTAGGAGGTAGATGGCAAATCTCAACCTTAATGGTAATGTTTCAAAGAATGAAGAAACGCTCCATTTGGCGTATAATGATTTAATAACCTTTGGCAAGATGTTTAGTCCACAGGACTTTTTAGCATCTGCTACCCCAGATTTCCACAGAGATGTAGGAAGTCTTCTTATAGACAAGACAAAACAACAATTAGCACTAGTTTTACCTCGAGACCATGCGAAATCTACCTTAGCGGCCTGTGCTGTGCTTCACAGATTTCTATTTGCAACGAAGGAGAATCCAGAGTTTATTGCATGGATTGGTGAAGCTCAAGACCAGGCAAGGGATAACTTGGCATGGATTCAGAACCATATATATGACAATCCAGCAATTCACTATTATTTTGGCGATTTAGAGGGGGATAAATGGACAAAAGACGAATTTACACTAAGAAACGGCTGCCGAATGATTGGCAAGGGTACTTCACAAAGATTAAGAGGGAAAAGACAGAACTCGACAAGATACACAGGAATTATCTTAGATGACTTTGAATCAGAGTTAAATACAAAAACTCCTGACTCTAGACGTCAAATTAAAGAATGGGTAACAGCTGCGGTGTATCCAGCGATAGATTTTGATAAAAATGGATTTTTATGGTGCAATGGAACTATTGTCCATTATGACAGTTTCTTGAATGGTTTAGTAAACAAAAACCAAGAGGCAATAAAAACGGGCGAAGACTTTGCTTGGTCGGTTTATACTAAAAAAGCTATCGAAGATGGCGCTCCTTTATGGCCTTCACGTTGGCCAATGAAGAAAATAGAAGAGCGTAAGCAATTCTATATTGATTCGGGAACCCCAGCTAAATTCTATCAAGAGTATATGAACCAGGCAAAATCGCCCGAAGACCAGATTTTTAGTGAGGAGGATATTAATAATGCAATCTATAAGGGAAATGCGCGCTACGACGGAGAATGCGATTCATGGTATATCAAACTGGATGACGGTCGAAAGGAGTATGTCAATATTTACATCGGCGTTGACCCTGCTTCGACACTTGGCCAGTATAACGATTATTCTGTTATTATGGTTATTGGCGTTACTGCCGAGTTTGATTATTACGTTATTGAATATTGGCAGAAGCGAGTCCTCCCAATGGACTGTGCAGACAAGATATTTGACATTGCAAAACGATATAGCCCGATACGAAGAATAAATATAGAAACAGTAGCGTATCAGGAGATGTTAAGAGATTATGTAATGAAGAGAAGTAAGAGCGAAGGAGTATTCTTACCAGGGATAGAAAAAGGAATTAAGAACTATAACCAAAAAAAGAAAGACAGATTGTTTGAGGGGCTACAACCTATGTTTAAAGCAGGGGCTGTTCACCTTAAAAAAGATATGCATGAATTTATTGGAGAGCTTATCGATTTTCCTAAAGGTAGTCATGATGATACTATCGATGCATTTTGGTTAGCAACGCAGTTTGCTAAGGGAAATCCAAAGGCTGGGAACGTAAAAAGAAAGAAAAATAAGGATGGAACGTGGTATAAACCTCGAAAAATGTACAATTGGATGACAGGAGCTCGAAAATAGCTATTGTTTATCTCAATAAATAGGTTTATATTATGAGTTATGATACAAGAAGATATTAGGGTAAAAGAAGTTAGAGAGCTATTTGACCGTTGGCAAAAGGCTCGTATTGATTGGGATGCGGCTGCCAGAGAAGATATTGACTTCTATTTAGGTAATCATTTCACTGCAGCAGAGGTAGATGAGTTAGATTCAAGAAATCAGTCATCTATGCCTATGGATAGGCTATATTCTGCGATTGAGCAGTTCAAAGCAATTATTACTTCTAAGACACCAAAATTTTCTGCCGTTGGCAGAGAAGACTCAGATAATAAGCAAGCAAATGTATGGAGAACGATTCTTGAATATATATGGGATATATCAGATGGAAATGAGATATTCAAGCAAGTTGTTCATGATTATGCTGTTACTGGCCTAGGTTATTTTTACTGTTATCTTGATAAAGATGCAGATTATGGAAGAGGTGAGGTTAAATTTACGTATGTAGACCCATTTCGCGTCTATGTAGACCCTAATGCCAGACATCGCTATCTTGACGATGCATCTGGAATGATTGTATCTACTATTTTAACTAGGCAACAATTAATTGACTTGTATCCGCAAATGTCTCAACCGATGAATGAAAATAGCGATAAGTTATTAATCGATGAGATTGAAGCACTTAGTGGCGATGAAGACTATCCAAATGCCACTAATAAGACCACAATGCAGTCATTTACGCCAGATAATTCAAAAGATAAGGATTATGGGGTAGATAAGTATAGATTGCTAGAATACTATCGTAAAGTGCGTGTACCGTACTATAGAGTGATTGACACGCGTAGTGGTGATGAAAGAATTATGACTCAGCAAGATTTTGCTGAGATGGCTCAAGATAAAGATTTTGCTAAAGCAATAGATAGAAAATTAATAGATTATGTAGAAATCACTCAACCAAGAGTTAAATTAACATGCACTGTTGGACAGATTGTATTATATGAAACTATTTGCGATACAGATATTTATCCAATTGTCCCTGTTCCAAACATTTGGACAAATACTCCTTATCCAATGAGTGATGTTAGAAAGAATAAAGCTTTTCAAAGGTTCCTCAATAAGACGGTGTCGCTCATCACATCCCATGCCCAAGCGTCAGCTGGATTAAAGCTACTCGTACCCCAAGGAAGTGTTAGTGATATTGAAGAGCTCGAAAGAGACTGGTCAAATCCTAATGCTACTATCGAATATGACCCATCTTTTGGGGAACCGCATTTTCCTCAACCATCTCCATTGTCAAGCTCAATCATGACATTGCCGAAGATGATTGAAGGATATATTGACTTAAATATCGGAATATTTGAAATGATGCAAGGAAGTACTGATGCAGCACCTAAAACTTATAGCGCAACGATGATGATGGAGGATGTTGGGCAAAGACGTTCTAAATCTAAATTAAGAGATATTGAGGGTTCGCTAAAAAGATTAGGTCAAGTTGCATATAATATGGCAAAACAGCACTATAAATTTAAAAAAACTTTTAGAATAGTACAGCCGAATAATGATATCAATGAATATACAATTAATAAAAGGTTATATGATGATAAGTCGCAGCAGCTAATGGCTATTGAAAATGATGTATCTGTTGGTCAGTTTGATATTCGCATTATAGGTAATTCAACATTACCGTCAAATAAATGGGGCGAATGGCAAATATATATGGAAGCATATCAAGCTGGACTTATTGATAGAGTAGAGGCATTAAAGAAGACAGAAATCTTTGATAAAGAGGGTGTTCTTCAAAGAACAGATGAAGTACAGAGATTACAGGGAATGCTACAACAAGCTCAAGAACAACTTAAGAAACTCAGCGGTGACTTGCAAACTCAAGAGAGAGAAGCAGTATCGTCACGTAAGCGTACTGAGGTAGAAAAATTCAAAACAAGGCTTAAAGAGCAGGAGCTCGAAGTCAAATCAAATAGCAAACTGTCAGCTAATAAACTGGCAAACGCGGTCAAACTCGAATCTGAGAAATTACGTATGCGTAGTCAATCTCAATTAGATAAAGAGAAATCGCAGAAAGGAGCTAAATAATGGATAACGCATTAGAAAATGGACATCTTGAAGGTGAACCCATGGACAATGTAGGGCAGGACGAAGCAGTCAATACGCAAGATAGTTCTACTAACTGGGAAGAACAAGCAAAATACTTCCAGAGTGAGAAGGATAAAATCGCAGCGGAAAACTCAAAACTACAGCAATACGAAAAGATTGGACAACTATTGGAATCACGACCAGATATAGCAAATGCAGTAGCTGGTATGGTGCAAGGCGCACCGAGTGGTCAACCAGCAGCCCCACAACGTGTTGTTTTAGAAAAAGATGAATTTGACCCATGGGAAGCCTATAATGACCCGCAGTCTAAATCGTACAAGTTCAGACAGCAAGAACTACAGGACTCTATAAATGGAGCTGTCAACCAACAAATGCAAGGATTACAGCGTAATCAAGGCGAGATGCAATTGAAGACCGAACTACAGCAACGAGGGCTCAGTCCCGCAGAAGTAGACTCTTTTATGAATTTTGCAGCGCAGAATCCAGCAGAGTATGGTGTTGATGGAGCTATTAAAATGTGGAGAGCTGTAGCTGAGTCTGGAGATACTGGCAATCAAGTACCAAACCCGTTAGATGATGTTCGTCAAACACAGGGGAACCCAGCAGTGGGTGGGGTGTTGCAAGGTCAACAACCTCAAGCTCCTAAGTCAGATGAAGATTCAATGTGGGATGCGATAACGAGTGCTGGTGGTCGTACGAATGTATTGAAATAATAATATAACTAAGGAGAAAATGTAATGGCTTTAAATTCAACCATTAATAGTGGACAAATTGGATTTTCTACTCCTGGTGCGGTCATTGATAATACTATACCATCAAGAAGACTCTATGACTTTAGTGATAGAGTGGCAGACCTTTCGCCAGAGGAATCTCCATTTTTTGTTTACTTATCAAAAGTAGGAAAAGTCCCAACATCAGACTCTCAGTTTAGATTCTTAGAAGACAGAACAAAAGTTGAAATGACAGATAGAAGCTTCCTACTTAAAGGTGCAACTACTATGGTTGCAGAGGGAAGTTCTATGAGTGTTAATTTCGACACATCAGGTGGAGCTTCAGTAGATTGGCTTATACCAGGAATGGTTATAGCAATCGGCGATGTTGATGGAAATAGTGTTCCAACAACAGCAAATGTTCGTATTGATAGTGTTTCTGATTCAGGTTCTCACACAACCTGCAGTGTTACATCAATATCACATGTTGCAACAACAGGTACTCTTGCATTAGCTGATAATTCAAATTGTACTGTCATAGGGACCTCTTTTAAAGAAGGTTCGGGTGCTCCAGATGTATGGTCTTCAGAGCTAGATAATGAATATGGTTATACTCAAATATTCAAAACAGCTTGTGAAATGACTAATACTGCTAGAGCAACAGTCTATAGAGGATATGCTGATGAATGGGCAAGACTATGGAATCTTAAATTAAGAGAACATAAAGTTGATATCGAAAGAGCAATGCTTTTTGGACAAAAAGGTAGTGCTGGAGGTATTCAATATACAGAAGGCATTGTAGGTTCTACAATAGCTGCTGGGTATGGGAACATTGTTAATGATGGCTCTCAACTATCATATAATGAAGGTGTCCCATACTATAAGTCAAATGCAGTTGGTGAATGGTCATATGATGATTTGTTGCAAGATTTTGAAGTAATGTTCGACCCTGCAAGGGGTGGAAGTGCTTCTAAATTAGCTTTAGCAAGTCTTCCTGTGATATCTCACTTTAACAAACTAGGCTCAAGTAATACTTTTATTGGAAACAGTTTAAGTAGTACTGCTCCTTATCAATTTGAGAAAAGTAATGGAACTTTTGGACATCAGGTTACAAAAGTAGAAACTGTACATGGAGATTTATCTCTTGTAAAAGAACCTTTATTTAGAGGTTTTGCTTCTGGTTTTTGCATGATTGTTGACCTTGACCATTGTTCATATAGACCTCTTGTTGGTAACGGTGTTAATAGAGACACTTCAATCACAACTAATGTGCAACAGGCTGATGAAGATTTACGAAAAGATATGATTCTAACAGAAGCAGGTCTTGAAGTTTCTCTTCCTGAGACTCATGCACTTATCAATTTGGAGGGCGTGTAATATGAGAAGTGACTATTTAAATGAAAATAGTTCATCAAACGTCTCGAATGATGGATTCAGTGAACTAGGTGGAGTAAAAAAAATACTTACATTTGGTGGTGATTGCAGAGATTCAATACTAGATTCTGCAACAACAGCATATGCAGACAATGATATTATAGCATATATGGGAGCTTTAGATGTTACTGTTCCAATAGGGTTTAATGACCCTTTAAAAATAGTAATCGATAGAGTTACATTTTGCTGTAATGTTGCTACAGGAAATGCTATGACTGGAACTATTGCTGCTGGAACTTCTGAAAATGAAGCATTAAACGGCGCTGTTACAGGTGCTGTTGAGATAGTTGGTGCAGATGCAAGTATGGTAGCTCCAGATGGTAGTGGTGGCACAACAGGATATACAGAAGCTGATTTAAATCTTAATTCAGCTGGAGTTACTTATGCGATGCCAGGTATTGTTTTGCCTGTTGGTACTAAGTATATGTACTTTCGTACTGTAACAGCTATCAACCATGCAACTAATTTTGATGCTGGTAGATATAATGTTATCATTGAATACACTGTAATTTAAACCGAAATCATAAGGTTTAACAGTTTTGTAGGACTGTGCAGGGTATCGTATAAAGGGTACCCTGCGAACCTACTAAAATTTTGACAACAATAAACAAGCCCATTCACGCACAGCCAGTGCTTAGGGCAGGAGGAAAACATGGCAAGAAGTTTAATGAATTATACAGTAGTAGAAGCACAAAATGCTGCTTTAGGTCAAGCAGGTTCAGTATTTATAGATGATGATGCAATCCACACAGGTCCTTTTGTAGCAATAGCAGCGATTGTAGATTCTACAATAGATGCATCTGATTCTACTAATATTGCAAATACAATGGTTGATGGAGTTGGAGGTTCAACAGGAGCTACAACTATGGCTACAGATTTTCAAATTCCAGCAGGCATGACAATATATGGGCAGTTTGAATTTATATCTCTAGTTTCTGGCGGTAAAGTAATCGCATATAAAGGTTAATAATGCCTTTAGGATTAGGAGCTAGTTTATCTAAAGCAAGTATTGTTACCCCAGGTGTTGTTACAGATAATCTGGTTATGAAACATATGTATCCCGCAGGAGCAGTGCAGCCAATAAGTGATGGTGCTGTATATTGCGATGGAAGCACATATGTAGATTGTGGGACAGGCATTGGAACTGCTTTAGGTGATAATTATGCAGGTGACTTAACTGTATCTATGTGGTTCAAGGCTAATGCAACTACAGGAGTAGGACTATTTCAATCAGGAAATGAAAGTCATAACAATAGAGAATTTTCTCTTAGATTAAATTCCGATACAATAGAATTTGGACTTAATAATATAGGTTGGCAAAGAACTGTAGCTTTTACTGATACAAGTAACTGGCATCATGTAACAGCTGTTTTAGATAATGGCTCAGAGAGTACATCATTATTGTACTTAGATGGAGTTTCAGTGGGTTCGGTTGCAGGGGGTTCAAGTTTTCCTACAGCAAGTAATTTAGATTTTAATGGCGATGACACACATATTGGAAGATTTTATAATTCTGAATTTAATGGCTATATATGCAATGTTGGAATGTGGACTAGGATATTAACTCAAGCAGAAATAAAATCAATTATGTGGAAACAGTATGCAGATTTAACAACTAGTGAAAAAACTAATTTAGTATCATGGTGGAATTTAGATAGCAGTGAAACTGCAAGTGATGGAAAGGTTATTACATATGATAATCATTACGGTGGGAGTGCAAGTTCTGTTGGTTCGGAATTATTAACTAATGGAGATTTTGCAACAGGTGATTTGACTGGATGGACTACATTTACAGCAGGCGATGGAGTAGAAGCATCTTACGTTAATGGTGGAGCAAGAATTTATAGTCCATCTGGAGGCAATACTGGTATAAGGCAAGCAATTTTAACAACTGGAAAGTTATATGATATTACTTATACTATCATTGAAAATAATGGAGGTAGCTTAGCTTTTGAGGATGAAACTACAGATACAATAACATCTACGGTGGGGACTCATACAATTAAAAATCATTTTGTTGATAGTGATTCAAATTTTATTATAAAAAGAAATAGTGGAGCTACAGATATAATTGTAGGTGATATTTCAGTAAAAGAAGTTCAAGGTAATTGGGGAGTATTATCATAATGCCAGCTACTATACAAAAAATATTAAAACCAACTAAATACAGAGCAGTAGATACTTCTACGTCAGAACAGATAGTAGGAGAACAGTTACTTGAAGACCCTAGTTTTGCTGTAAATGTGGCCGAATCGACTGATGGTAACACTACAACAGGTTCTCATTGGTCAGTTTCTGATGCAGACCTTGAAATAACTGGTGGGAAAGCTGTTTGGACAGCATATTCTGGAACGAAAAATAGAAAGTTGCGAGACGAAAGTACTGGCCCTTTCCTTCCTGTAACAGATAGATATAGAGTTACAATAGTAGTTTCAGATTATACCTCTGGTGAATTAAACTTTAATAGCGGCAGTTATAGTAGTGGGTGGGTTATAGATAGTGCAGGGACTTTTACATTTGATTTTTCTCCTGCTATAGGCTCAGGCAATTTTCATATAACAGCAAGTAATAATGATGGTGATGGTTCTGAAGATGCTGTTTGTTCAGTATCAGAAGTATCTGTTTATAAACTAGAATCTTTCAGCAACAACAATCATGGACAGATATATTCAGGTAGAGCATTAGAGTTTGATGGTATTGCCGATAGGCTAACTGGTCCAAGTAGTTTTGCCCATTCCAATGAAATAACAGCTGCATTTTGGATAACTCAAGATGATGTAGCAGCCGAATATAGAGGGATAATTGGTAGAGGTGTAACTTCTGCAGCTACGACTGGATGGTCAGTTTGGTGGTATAATGGTAAAATTAAAGCTTTTGTAGGCGATGGTGGCAGTTCAAATGATGCTGCTAATTCAGATAAACTAGAAAGCAATACTTGGTACAGAGTTGTATGTACTTGGGATTTTAATAATAAAACATGCAAAATATATCTTAATGGAGTTCTAAGTGACACTAATATTTGGCCTTTAACTAATTATGAATCTAGTCATCAAATTGTTATAGGAGATTTAAATGGTTCTCATCAGTGGGCAGGGAAAATGTCAGACTTACAATTATGGGATAGTTTATGGACACAATCTGATGTTACTTATGACTACCTTAATCCTGAATCTTTAGCATTAAATAATGGTGGTACTTCACTTACAGAGTCTAATCTAAAACTCTGGTATCCTATGCAAGATGGACATAGAGGTCAACAATCTTACGTACTTGATGGAGCTAGTACAGGATTGGGTGATGAGCTTATAGTTAATGGTGATTTTTCTGATACTACTTCTACTGATTCATCTGTAAGTGCTTTAGCAGGATGGGATAATGCTGGTACTCATAGTGGTGCTGGTCAAAGAGTTACAATTTCCAATGGACAGGCTACTATGGTGAATGGCGAGGGGAATGATATAAGATTACAACAAACTATATTAACTTCTGGTGTTACTTATAAATATTCAATAGATATTATTTCAAATGATGGTGCTGGGGGAACTGGCATGAGATTTGAAATGGGTTCTGGAACTGGAATAGCAACTTTTAGCACAGTAGGAACTCATACAGGGTATTTTACAGCAGATAATACTTCATTTAGAATTAGAAGAACAGGGGCATGTAATGTAACATTTGATAATGTATCTATCAAACCTGTAAATGACAACCATCATGCAACTACTGTGTTTTTTGGTGATGAAAAAATAACTGAAGAAAATAATAGACTATTTGAAGCTTCAACAGGAGTAGATTGGACTTCTTTTGATTCAGGTGGCACATCAAATACAACTGTATCAATAGATTCAAATGTGGCAAACAAGCTCCAAGTAACAACTTCAACTGAAGACGCAATTGAAGGATGTAGACTTGTACAAGGAAATTTTCAATCAGGAGGAGGTCAAATTGTTGTAGGAAGAACATATAGAGTTTCTGTAGACTTGCAACTAACTACTCCAGGTTCAGGAACAGGAGATTGGACAGCGTTTACAATAAAGCTTGGAGGTACTGCATCTTCTGAATTTGATATAACATATTCAGAAGCTACATATACTAAAGATATAACTGTTACTGATAATACAGGCTCATTGCAAATTTATAATTCAAGTTCAACTCAAACAATATTTACTGTTGATAATGTATCTATTAAAGAAGTAGGCACAGCTACAGGCTGGACAGATGCAGACCAACAACTAGATATACCTCAAACAGCATTACAATCTTATAATCAGTTAGCTTGGTTTGACCAATATGATGATGAAGTAGTAATTGCTGATACTACTAATGATAATGATAATATTTTTGATGGAGGAGGCTCTATTTCAGCTTGGATATATCCTTATGATGTAGGAGAAAATGCTTATGGAAGGATAGTAGATAAATCCAATGGAACTGGTGGAAGCAATGGATACCATATTGCCTTAAGCAGTGAAAGCGGCTCAACTTCTAATATACAATTCGCAAGAGGACATACCACTACGTATGGAAAATGGTCATTTGATGCAAGATATATAACTTATGGAGAATGGCAACATTTAGTAGTTGTCTATGATGATGGCAATGTAAGTAATAATCCTACTATATATTTAAATGGTGAATCAATGACTCTAAGTGAAACTGGGACTCCTGTGGGGAGTGCAGAGTCAGATGCATCACATGCCTTGACTATAGGAAATTATTCTGCTGACGCAACTAGAACATTTGCAGGATGTATAACAGAAGTGTCTATGTGGAATAAGGAATTATCTCAAACAGAGGTAAATGAATTATACAACGATGGTAAAGCTTTAGATGCGACTATTCATTCAGCCTCTCCTTCTACTGGGACTGATTACCTTAAGGGATATTGGAGAAATAATGGTCTAGCTACTTGGCAAGATTTAACATCTAATAATAATGATGGTACTGTTACTTGTTCTGAAACCCTATTACTCCCAGCAGGAGTAGATGCTTCTAGAGATAATCAAGGTTTCTTAATGAATAGCCAGAAAGATACTAATAGTTTAAATTTGCCAGGCTCTGCAGGATATGGATATGTAGAAATTCCAGAAAAAACATATGATGTTGATGGTACTGCACATACATTTTCTTTTTGGGTTAATTTCCATTCATCTTTAATGGCTGATAATTCATCTGATGATACTGCAATATTTGGTGGTGACTTAAATGATGGATATAGGTCTATATATTTCAATTCAGCGTTAACTGTATTAAAAATAGAAGGCGATACTAATGGCAATTCTGCTCATGTAGATTTTTCAGCTTTATCTTATGATAAATGGTATAATTTTGCAGTGGTATGCGATGGCAGTGGTAATGTCCAAATGTATAAAGATGGAGAAACTTTAGGGACTATGGATGATGGTACTATAGGTGTAGATTTAACAATAAAATATATAGGCAAACAAAAAGCTACAAGAGAAATGGATGGAATGATAGATGATGTATTAATTTATGAAGGGAAAGCATTGTCAGCACCAGAAGTATTAAGGAATTATAACGCAGGTAAAAGGAGTCACAGATAATGGCACATTATGAAATGTATTTTTGTATACCTAGCAGTGCATACGATAGTGCTGTTGGGACTAAAATTAAAGCACTATATCCAATAGTGGAATCAGTAGATGAGGATACTGGGGAAGTAACATATAAATCAGCACCAACATGGCATGATGTAATATTTGCAGGTAAGGTAGGTGCTCCAAGATATTCACACGATAAAGCCTTTTGTATTGTTAAGGGTGAATGGTCTATGAAAGAAGGAGTACTATCAGAGCTTGTTGCACTTGGTGCTAGTAAAGCATATCCAAACTTTAGTATATTAACACGGTCTGAAGCACAAGCTTTAGCAAATAGTTCAACTTTTACAGGAGAGTAAGATGGCAAGAATTAGATGGGAAAGAAATGAAGAAGGCAAATTAGTGCCTGTAGACCCTAAGAAATTTAGCTTTAAGGATGGTGCTATTAATAATCATATTAATATGCGTACAACGTGGAGTGGGCAGACTAAAGTAGAGTTCAGTCAGACTACTATAGACCAAGATATAGCAGATAGGAATAGACGATAATGGCATTAGCTACATTTTCAGCAAGAATAAATGATTTAGTAGGTGACTTTACTGATACAAATGCTATGGATACATTTTTATTAGATGGATTGAAAGAGGTATTAAGTATACTCCCTCCGCCTAAATTGGCAGAGTGTAGCAATAGTGTAACTGTGAATAATGATTCTGGGTTTGATTTAGACACAACAACTTATAGTAATATTATATCTGTAACAAGAAAGAATCAACAAGGATACGAGCAAATTTGTAGGCCTATTGCGAAGTCTCTATCTTCAAGAGTTTCAGACCCTAGTGATTTAATGTTTGCATCAGCGTCAGACCCTGTATATTATATTGATAATGCAGTATGCAAGGTATTGCCTGTTCCAACTACATCTCAGCCAGCTCAAGTAGTATATACTCCATTGCCTACATATGTTGATTCGAGTGACACAGATATTGATAATTTCCCAAATGAATATGAATATATTGTTGTATTGTATGCGGCGATTAAATGCGCACAGTCATTACTTGCAATAGAAGAAGATGATGAACTATATGTACCTATTATTACGACGTTAAAGCAAGATTATGTGCAAGGATTAAATCTCCTAGGGGCAAAAGCTCAACCTCCTAAAGGGACTGGTCAAAAGACTGAAAATCCATTAGCGGCGATACAAGAAGCTATGCAACAGCAACAAGGCGGTCAATAATGAAAGTAAAAGATTTAATACAACAAGTAGAATATTTAATGGGCAGGCAACCAGAAAAATATATGATGCAGTTAATTAATGACGCATTGATGGATATGTCTGGCAAAATACAACATCATACATCTCAGAAGAAGCAAAATTTAAACCAAAAACAAAGATGGTATGCTTTAGAGGACAATGTAATTGATGTTACAAGAGTAGAAATTTTAGATACAGATGATAGATATGTGATGATACCTAAGTTGGCTGACCCACATAAAATATTAAAAGACGATTCAGATGACTCATCTGATTCATTAACATAGGAGTAAAAAATGGCAAGTACAATAACGGCCGCAGCAATGACAGTGACAGTATCTGAGTCTATTACATTGAATGGGGTCAATCAAGGTGGAACACAAACATTATCTATTCCTGCTATAGCAACATTCTCAAAACGAATTATAGATGTACCTGCATCTGAAGTAGAAATTATTGCAATGTCTACAGCTGTAGCTGCAGGAACATTTATAGAAAGTGATGTAATGTATATTCGCATTACTAACTTAGATGATGAGAATCATGTAACTTTAACTTTTAAATCTGATGGGAATCATGAATTTGCTGTTAAGCTTGATAAAGGGCAATCTTTCCTTTATAATGGTGATTTAGATGGAGGGGTTGTAGCTACGATGGATGCATCAGCATCTGCATTAAGTTTATCATTAGCAGATTTAGTTAATGTTACAGCGATAGCTGATTCATCACCTTGTGATTTAGAAGTAGTCGTGGCTTGTAAATAATAAGGAGATAGAATGGCAAGTACAATAACACCAGCAACATTAACAGTTACTCATTCAGAGTCTATTACCTTAAATGGAAAGAATCAAGGCGTAACAAACACAATGTCTATAGAAGATATCGCAACAGTGTCAAGAAGAATTATTGACGTTCCTGCTTCAGAAGTAGTTGTATTATCTATGAGTACAGCTGTTGCTTCAGGAACATTCGTAGAGGGCGATGTAAGATATATTAGAATAACAAATTTAGATGACTCTACGTTTGTATACTTAGTATTTAAAAATGAATATAACAATGAATTTTGCATTAAGCTTGACTATGGCCAATCATTTATATATAATGGAGATAATGTTTCTGGAGTTATTGACACAATGTTAGCAAATCAAGTGGCTTTAGGTTTTACAGAAGCTACTGGTGATACTGGAGCTGATGACGATATTGAAAATATTACAGCTACAAATAAAATTATTCCAGGCTTAAGATTTGACCATGATTCTGAATCTGTCCCAGCAGGTACAAGCGTAGGAGCAACTACAGGTGGAGATTCTTCTGATGGGTATAGAGCAACAGAACATACATTGGTTAGTAGAAACGCAACTACTGGAGCAACATCTGTTGTAAACCTTTCAGGGACTGATACGAATGGTACAAGTACTTATAGCGCAGGGTTCGGAGATTTAGTTGAAATAACTGCAGAGGCTGATACGGGAACAGTAGATTTAGAAGTTTTTGTTGCAAGTAAATAGGAGATTTAATGGCTACAACTAAAAGAAATTTTCCAAATGATTATTTTGCATGGTATAATGACGATGATAGATTAGCTATTGTTGCACGAGTATTATCGAATGATGTTAGTGACTCTACAGAAACAAGTAGAGAGAAATACGATACATACACAGATAGTAGTGTAACAAATGGCCTTAGAATCCATTATCATGCTAAATATGGACAAGTATCTCAAATTACAGATGATTTAAGGGCAGATTCTGGAGTAGATACTTCTTTGCATCCTGCATTAATAGATTATATTAAAGGAAGATTGTTGGAAGATATTGGGGATTTACAACGAGCAGCGTATTACATGGCAAAATACGAGAAGACAATTAAGCAATATCCACACAGAAAAAGTGGTATTAGAAGCTTAGCTGTCCCTCACTTATAATAGGAGACAATATGTCAAATAAAGATAAACTATCTAGCTTATATAAGCAGCTAGAAGATGTGATGAGTAAAAGAGAGTCTTTACAGTCAGATATGAATGAAATGACTACCAAGGCTATTAAACTTCAAGGGGCTATAGAAGCCTTTGAGGAGTTAGAACAAGAATCAGAAACAAAGGAGGAGGAATAGTGCTAGATACACTAAAGACTTCATGTGCAGGCATAGGCGGCTTCGCTCTAACATTTATGGAATTTATTCCAGAGATGCTTAGAATCGGAATCGCTGCAGTTACACTGGCCTACATGATAATGAAGTTACGCAAAGAAATGAAATAAGATGGCTAGAAAGTCTAAGGGGGTGGTAAAGCGTGCTATTGTCACCCCCGATAAACACTTCCCTTTGGCTGATATGGCGGCGATTAGCTGTTTAAAACAGACAATTGAGATAGTAAAACCAGATATATATATAGATTTAGGAGATGTTGGGGAATGGCACGGGGCATCTCATTGGCAGTGGAAAAGAAAGAAACGTCCTCCTTTGGAGTATCAATTACCTTTTATTGACCAAGATATAAAAGAAGTAAACTCAGGGATGGATTGGATAGATGAGTCGCTTGATAAAGTAAATTGCAAGCAGCGACACATGATAGAGGGTAATCATGATGACTGGATGAACAAGTTTGTAGATGAACATCCATTTTTAAAAGGATATAGGTTTAAAGAATGCGTAAAACTAAAAGAAAGAGGTTACAAGTATCATCCTGCGGGCAAGTACCTAAAGATTGGCAAGCTTCATTTTTACCATGGCCATCATTTCGCGGGAACTCATCATACACGGAATCATCTAATGCGTTTAGGTGCGAATGTAATGTACGGACATCACCACGATTTACAGCAAGCGTCAGTGACGCACATGGATGGAGTGAAGTCAGCATGGAGTATTGGATGCCTAAAGGATATGAGCGAAGAGCAAAATGAGTGGCTGGGTGGCAGAAGAATTAATTGGTCTCATGCTTTTGCTATTGTTGATTTCTTTGCGAAAGGTCACTTCACAGTGCATGTAATACAAATTATAGATGGAGAGACTTCTCTCTGGGGGGAGCTGATTAAAGGGTAATGAGTTTTATGGTTTTAGTAAGTTTTATAATAATATTTGGAATTTATGCGGCTAGTGTTATCCACTATGTCAGAGAAGAAGAAAAGAAGAATGGAAGAAAGAAGTAAAATAGAAGCTTTTAGAATTGAGACTCCGATGGGAGCCTTAGAAAGTGATAGCGGGAATCATATGGTTGACGTTATGTCTGTCTTAATAGCTGTTGCTATGATTATGATACTTAAGAAAACATTATTTGGAGGCAAATAGTGGATATATTTGCTATACTCGATTCTTATGGCATCCCTATCGCGGTAGCTGTGGCATTCGGATATTTCATCTGGAAGCAAAATTCATTCATTCAATACACATTAATGGAAGAATTAGAAGAATCCTTCAATCGCCTTGAATCTATCACCATAAAGCTCATAGACGCCCAGAAAACGTCCTTAATGGAACAAAAAGAGATTAAGGCTAGTTACCACGCTATCGTAGAAATATTGGCTAGTTTAAGCGGAAATGGGCTAAAAGAGAAATTTGTTAAAAAAAGAAGAGATTATTAGGAGGTGTTATGCCAAAAGTAGGAGATAAATATTTTTCATATGATGCAAGAGGTAGACGGAAAGCCAAAGCCCATGCAAAGAAAACTGGCAAAAAGATTGTTAAGAAGAAAAAGAAGAAGTATTAATGGCTAACGGTAAGGGTGACAAGCATCGAGTTAGATGGTCAAAAGAATTTGAAAAAAGATTTAACTTAATATTCAACAAAACAAGGAGAAAGAAAAATGGTTGATATGATAATTGCTTATTTGAAGAGCAATAGAGAAGAAATTATTGATGGAATTAATGAGAAAATAAATTTACCACTAATTTCAGAGGCGAAAGAAGAGAAGATTTTTGCTTCACTATTCGACGCTATGATGGAAGTCTTAGAAAAAGTACTTAGTAAAAAGAAATAGTGCCTAAAAAACTTTGGAAAATAGAAGCATTCGAGGGTGGGATAAACCAAAAAGCCGACCCTCGTGACATTAAAGATAATCAGCTAGAAGAAGCATTTAATGTAGATGTCTCAAATCCTGGTCGTATAGTTATGACGGGAGACGGGACTTATGACTACAATTTATTTAATGCTAAAAGAGAAACTGTTACTCCTAATGTAAATAATTCAATTTTAAACAACCCTATGAATCTAACTCCAGGGTATGGCTTGTTTGCATTTTCTCATGACTACAATATGCTCGGGGTTGATGCCTCTGATGGTTCAGCAACTCCCCTTGGATTAGGAACTGACTTTCTTTGTATTAATGATGGGGCAGATATACATATATGGGATTCTTGTCATAGTAACGGGACTGATGCATGGTTGTCGAAAGCAATTACTTTAGGGAAAGCTCATGCTAGTGGAGACTTTAGCGATGTTGATTTTATTGAAAAAGTAAAACCTGTATATTATAAAGCAGATAATGGCCTGAGAGTATGTGATGGTCAGTTTTGCAGACAAGATACAGGGGCTTTGACTAACGATGCAGATTTTACTTCAAGTCATTCGTCATTCACCTCTGACGAGATTACACTTACGGCAGGAGAATACATCAAAATCAATAATGAGATTATGCAAGTTGTTAGTGATGTTGAGAGTAATACTACTGTAACAGTTAAGCGTGGTCAATTTGGGACTACAGCATCTTCTCATGCTGATGATTCAATAATATATACAATTAATGTCCCAAAAGTTTTATCGCATATCAATAGACCGATGCTAGAGAAAGCTCGTATTTATTCTAGCTCCACAGCTTATACTTATGGAACTGCTGAAAATATTAATATATGGAAAGAATCTGCTCAATCATTAGAGCCGCCTGATAATTATGGAACATATGGTTTATCTGTATATGATGGGCAAGTTAGCGCTAATGCTGTTAATGGCCTTGTTAATACACCTGGTGGTAGTGCACATGATGATACTGATGACGTGCAATTACTTTTAGAGCCAAATCAAAAAGAAAAAGTACATTATTCTGTCTGGGAAAGTCATAGTGAAGATGACAAGGTTTTTGCTATAGAGGAGGTTACAGACGGAGGAGTTGTTAATACTAACAATTGCGTTACTTTGGTGGCTACAGATACAGGAATTAACTTTGCAGGAGAAGGCTATACTGTAGGAAAAATTATTATTATTTCTGGTTCTACAAATTATGATGGGGTAGCTGAAATAATTGCAATGGGTGATGCTTCTCATAAAATTACGGTTGCTATGCAGTTTGCAGATGATGCGAGCGATACAGAATTTGAAGTTCGGTTAGAAGAAAATAGAATCGATGAAAATTTACAAAATAAATATATATTTGGGATGTCATATACATATGACGGAGGCGGAAGCGAAATACAAGAATCTCCTATAAAGCCTGGGTATGTTTATTCTGGCCTCATATCTCATGATGAGTCAATAGGAAAAGCAGGTGGGAATTTAACTACAGCGGGATGGCTTGTAAGTGCAGATTTAGAAACAATAAATACGGCGCTACCTACATCTAGTGGCGACCATTGGAGACATTTCAATAACTATATTTGGTTTGATGATAGTGCAATAAGTGGAGCAAATGAATTTTTAGTTTATCGTATGTCTTCATCCCAAGCTGCGGGTAATTATAAAATTTCAATTGATGTGACAATTAGCAATAGCGCAACACTTATTATTCATCCTCCATTTTTTAACAAAACGAGTACAGATGCCTCTGGAGGAACAATTGGCGATGGCACTAGCGATGGAACTTCAGTAACTATTGACAAGTCTGGAACATATTTTTTCCACGCTAAAGGTTGCGACGCTGATAGCCCAGTAATGACTGATATTTTTGTAGCTGAAGGGGTTAATAGCGCCTCTTCTGATAATGATATTAGAATCAATTCAGTGCAAGTGTTTAAAGAAACGCCTGTAGAAATGGATGCTAATAATGCTATAGATATGAGAGGATGGGAAGGTATTCCTAAAACATTCTCATCGTTTAACCTTAGTAAGAATGATACTTATAAATGGAATGAAAGAATAAACGGATATCGAATATATATGAAGCAAGTAGATTCTGCGACAACTTCATTGTCAAATGAGTGGTTACTATTAAAGCATGTGGATTTAGAAAAAGGAATATACATAAATTATGGCAATGATAATGTTGAAAAAGAATTACATGCAGGTAACTCTTATGACAGGAGTACAGATGGAGATTCTTTTGCTAAATCATTAGTTACAACATCAAAAGTCGCAGGGGATAATAAAGGCGCTATAGAGGGAGATACTTTAAGGAATATACCTCTTGATACTTATGAATCTGAAAATGGATATAAAGCAGAGACTAATACAGCAGCTATGTATAAAACAGCGACAGTAGTTGATAGGAAAGTATTTATAGGGAATTTAAAGGTTGGAGATAAGACGTATCCTGATAGAATGATAGAAGCTCCGACTGATAGATTCGACACATTTCCAGACGATGGGTTGCATTATATTGATGTAGCTGTCGGAGATGGTGATGAGATAGTAAAGCTTGAATCGGTAGGGAATAAGCTTATACAATTTAAAAAGAAGCATGCATATTTAATTGAAGTATCTTCTGAAGGTGTTGACTTGCTTGATACATGGCCATATAAAGGCATAAAGTCTCCATGTCAGGCGATTCCAGCTGGGGATGGAATCGTATGGGCCAATAATAATGGATTATATTACTATAATGGCAAAGAGTTACAGGCAGTTACAGGTGAAAACTTTTCTGCTGGAACTTGGGTTGTAGAAGAAGATGAAACGAAACCAATAATTTTAGGATACGACGAAGCATCAAATAAAGTATTAATCTTAACAACAAATGTAACGGGCAAAGATAATGGTGGATATATATACGATATACAAAATTCATCTTTAACTGAGTGTCAAAACTTATTTACTTCATATCCTACGCAATTTAGCCATATACTAACTGATGTTAATGGCGACGGGAATATAGATATACAAGATATTATTTATTTAGGCACTAATGGCCCCGAAGGTACGAATCTAGAAGGCTTAGATATGACATCGGTATTGCCAGCATTTATGGATAATATTATAGATGGAAATTATCAGCCAATGACTCCAGATTCTTTATATAGAACGAATATGATTCCCACTAGAGATAGGCATATAATAATGGGGACTAATACATCTACGATTGATAATAAGGTTAATATCACAGCATGGAAAGATACGCCATCAAATTTATATAATTGGAACTCATCTGCTGTTAACTTTAACGTACAAACAAAAGATATAGATTTTGGCAATATATCAAGAAGGAAAAAAGTTTATAGTATCTATGTATCTTTTAAGGCTCAAAGTAAAGTTTCTGGGGTAAGAGTGAAATATGCAACGAATGGCTCTAATGATTTTAGCGGAACATTTAAAGACACAACATATTATAGTAACGCTAAGGGCTTTGATGCATATAATGGAGGGACATCTAGCGACGACTGGATTACTGTGCAATTAAAGCCAACGACATCTATAAGAAATTTATATTCAATTCAATTGCAGTTTAGTTTTGCAAGCGCAGGAAGAATAAATGCGTTAGCTTCTGGTGGAGTCGCTACAGCGCCAACGATAATTTTAGATAGCGGAGCTAGCGCAACAGATGACTATTATAATGGGATGCCTATTTATTTTTATAATGGACCAGGCTCTGGACAGATATATGGAGCTAAGATAACTGATTACCTAGGTATCAACAAGAGGGCTACGCTATCAACTGCATTAACTGAAGCGGTAACAACTTCGACAAATTTTGATATTGGCTTTATCCCAGCAGAATTTGCAATTAATGATATATCTATCGTATATAGACAGAAATCTATTAAATAATGTCTAAGCGTCCATCAAGAGGAGTATCAAGTGGAGTAGGCTCTCCTACCAAGATGACTGGTAGAGATGGTGATTTAACAATAAGAAAGACTAGAGAAGGTAAGATTTTATATGTTAAAGAGCATGGCTCTTGGCATCCTATTAATACAGGCGTAGATACAATTAAGCTAAAGAAAGATGTAGATAGGCTTATACGGTCTGTAAATACCCTTAGAAGCGACAGTAACCCATTTCCTACCATAAACTCACTTAACGTAAGAAAAGATAAAATTAAGCTTGGTACAGATGGAACAGGGATAACTCTTAAAAATAATAGTGGCGCATTACAATTAAGAAATGAAGCTGATAGTGGAGATGTCGTATTGGCGACCACATATACTGCAGCTAAATGTACGGACCCTTTGGCGGACCAAACGACTGCCGCTTTAAAAGGAGTAAATGCAGGTACTGAATTAACTAGTTTAGATATGGCGAATGATATTATATATATATCAGACGCAAATGATAGCGGGGACATTAAGCATTCAACAGCTAAAGTATTGACTTCTGCAATGGCAGGCTCTGGATTAACGTCTAGTGCAGGCGTTATGGCTGTTAGTGGTATAGATACAACTCATATCGCTGCAGATACTTTAGTTGCTGAATCAGAAGGAATTGGTAGTAATGATAATGATACTACTATACCTACATCAGCAGCTGTAAAAGCTTATGCTGATTCTGTGGGTGGTGGCTTTAGTGGTAGCATTACTACAAATCAAATAGCTCATGGTTCTGGGACTAATGCGTTACAAGGAACTGATAATTTTCAATTTACAAATGGTCTTTTATCAATGGAAACTACAGATGCTTCATCCCAAAAACCTCGTATAACATTTTTAAATTCTAATGCAAATGATGAATCTGGTACAATATATTTCAATAATACCTCTGCATCTCCAGCTATAAATGATAAATTAATGCAAATATATTGTCAAGGTATGAATAATGCTGCTAGTCCTGAAGTTATTACATATGCAACTATTAAAGCAAATATTTTAAGTTTTTCAGATGGTAGTGAAGCAAGCTATATGGATTTTAAAACTATGGCAAGTGGCAGTGAAAGAACTTTATTAAGTCTGTATGGTGACGCTATGCTTGTTTCAGGTACTGACGGAAGTATAGCATTTAAAATTAAAAGTTCTACAGATGCGGGTGACTTTTTTGGGGTTACTGTTGATGCTCATGGAGCTAGCACAATAGCTACCGTAGATGATGATGCTACAGCTGCTAATCTTACATTAGATATTGACGGAGACATAGAACTCAATGCTGATGGTGGAGATATAACATTTAAAGATGATTCTGCTGCATTAGCTCTTATAAATAGTGATGGGTTGAGAATTTATAATACTGGGAGTTCTCACTCAACATTAAATACTACTAACACTGCAGGAGATTTTACTCTCGCTACTACAGGTGTGATAGTCAGTACAACTGTAACTAATGAGTTTACTTTAAAAAACGGGACAGGAGGTACTGACCAATATGCTCTATTTGGCAATGGTTCTGAGGGCATTAGAATATCAAGCAAAGGTACACAAGATATAAGAATAGAAACTAATTCAGGTACTGATTCAGGATTTATAAGTATAGTAGATGGCGAAGATGGATTAATGACTATACAGCCAGATGGAGAAGGTATTTTATTACTAGGGGCAACTGCTGGGAGCATACAGTTTGCGACAAATACTTTTTTAGATTCTAATGGCAATTCTCTATTTAGAGCTTCTTCTGCGGGGAGTGCAGTAAATGATGTAACTTTTGGGAATGCAGCTACAGGAGATTCTCCGACCATCAAAGCTACAGGAACAGATACTGATGTAGATTTAACTTTACAGCCTAAAGGAAAAGGTAAGATAGTTGTAGATAAGAATGTTTCTGGTGACGCTGCAGATACAGGTGCTGGATTACATATTGATTATGACAGAACAGTCGCAAGCTCTGGTACTGCAAATCATAATGATACAGGTATTGATGTTGATGTTAGTTCAGCTAGTTTAGGAACAGGTTATTTTAGAGGAATTGATATTGATGTGGCAGGAACTTCGGCTGGTTCATCTACGACTATAGGCGCTGATATCACTGTAACTGGGGCTGATTCTAATATTGGATTGCTTATTAATACACCAGATACTCATATACATATGCAAGCAAGTGCAGATGCTGTCAATGACTATGGAACTATAGCTGTAGCTGATACAGGTGACATGACTATAGCTACGACAGGTAACGGCACCAAAGATTCTGATATCACATTAGATGCTGACGGCAGTATAATTCTAGATGCTTCTAGTGGTAATTTTGTAGCCAAACGCAATGGGACAGAATTTAGCGCAACTAATAGTGCTTATGCAGGAATGATATTAGGTTATACAAGGCTTGAAGGAGACTTGTCTAATCAAGATACTTTTGAGATACAAAACTCACTAACAGTGGAAGATGACGAGCATAAAATAACTTTTATAACCCCTCCAAGCCAATATGTTGAGATTGAAGCTACATTTTTGATAAATGCTGTTAGCTCGGATACCAGGATATTCGTTGGGCTAAGCTCTGCGAATGCGACAGATGGATATTCTGCTGTTTCTGCTGAATTAGAGTACGACGGTACTGGAATAGTTTTTACAGATGATGAGGTTGATGACCATGTAAAGACCGTCAAATGGGTATTGAAATCAAGCCATTTAGCAGGTGTTGGTAGCAGTAATACTTTTTGGATAGGATTTTCAACAGCGAATGCTACTAAAACAGCATATCTTGGCTATGGATATAGGGCAACTCATGGAATAACTGACCATCCATTTATAATTAAGGCAACAGCCCTACCTGCAGCTATACATGATGGACAATAAATTTTAGACTATGAATAAACAAATAAATTTACTAAATTACTAGTTAGACCAGAGGAGAAATAAATGTCAGTAAGAGAATTAGCAAGATTAGCAAACGTAGCGGGGGATATTAGGCGTCAACGTATCAACAAGCAGCGTAGGGCAGAAGCCGAAAAACTCCTCAGTAAACGTACCGACCAAGCAAAAAAATTATCACAAAAAGACATGAAATATGGATGGCTATTAGACGCACTAAAGTTTGGTGCTAATTTTATACCTGTATATGGAAAAGCTATCAGTGCGGGAATAAGTGGCATAGATGCTATGGCAATGGCGGAGCGAACAAAGGCTTGGGAAAATCAATTCGATAAATCTGTTCCAGCACATTTAAAAGGGACTCCTTACGAAGATTTCCTTAAAACTCAACTAGGAGGATTAAAAGAGCAGCTTAGTGGGGCTTTGGAGTCAAGAAGGAAAGCAAATACTCTTCAAGAAGTATTATCAGCTGGATTAAAGGTTGGTAGTATGAAATTTGGTGGTAGCCCTGCAGGTTCTGCTACAACTATGCCAAGCGGTGTTCAGGCAATTGGTCCAGAGGGAATGCCAATACCTTCTGCACCTTTTGGGGAATCAACTAAAGCATTATCATTGTTTGATAGATTTTTACCTAAAGATAGGACTTTGAGCTTGACTTTAGAAGAGATGTTCCCTGCGTTTAAAGCAGGAAGAGATGCAGTCACAACTCCTATTGGGAATACATCTGCAACTTTATTTGATATTGGGGAGTATGGTAAAACATTTTTAGACGACTTACTGACAAGAGATGACCCCGCGACATCACCAGCAGTGCCTCTTGCTCAGATACCATCAATTAGAAGGAGAGTAAGATAATGAGTTATTTGACACCAAATTGGTTGATGAGCTCTTTTAATCAAATGCTTAAAACATCAAAAGAAGGTGCTAAAGCAGGATATGGAGACATTTTATCAAAATCAGATTTTAGGGACGAATATAGGACAGGGACGTTTAATCCAACTTTTGGAAATACAAGATATTATTATGATTATGATTTTAATGATGCGGGGAAATATCATGGTATAGATGTTTTTGGAGAAACAACTGGTTTTGGGACACGTACTGGACGTCCCGAAGGATACAGATTCTCCTCAGAAGATGATGCTTATAAAGCTTACGTGAAGGCGGCCACTGGCCAATCACATGGAGATTATTTTAGTCAATCTGACTTTGGCACACAAACAGCTAATATATTTGACCCTCAATCTTTAGCTGAAGGAGTAGCAAGAGCAGAAGGTGATGACCCAGCAGGGGTAGATGCTACTGGATTAACAGCTTTTACTCCAGAAATGCTTAAAAAATTACGTACAGAATACTATCAGCCACAAATAGAACAAGAAAGAGGTTCTTTGCTTGACAGCCTTACGAGTAGATTAAAAAAAGCACAGGCTGAGATAGGATTTGGGTTTGCAGGTTATGGTGGAAGAGATATGGCAACAAGCGTAATTAGAGAAAAATACAAGTCTGGAGTAGAAGATATTTACTCTGACATAGAGACTCAAAAAGCTGCAGGTTTGCAAGACATATATGATGTATTATCACAATATGAGACAGAGGTAAGTTAATGGCTAAAATAGTACCAAAGGGATATGCAGACATAGGCGCTTATGACGAGCAGGATAGTTTTTTTACGTTATTAGAATATATTGACAGGTATGGCGCAGCTAAGCGTAACGTCGAAGAGAAGAGAGATGCTAATCTGTCTAACTCTTTTGAAACAATATTGAACGCGGTTAATACTGGCGCGATTGATACTGCGTTAGAGTTTGATAAATTCCAAGGTCAATACAACTCTCTAATGGATAATGTTAATCGAAGCGGTAATCCAGCAATAAAGCTAGGGTACGAGACATTAGGAAGTGTAATGGATTCAGAGAGAAGTTCAGTTGAAATCTTTGAAAAAGGTTTTGAATCTATATCTAATGTCATGTCAGATTCTTCCAATTTAATGAACAAGAAAAGTGATGTATGGAACTATGAATATATTAATGGATTAGATGCTCAAGGAATAAGCGCTTTAGTGGCCGATTTAGACACTATGGCTGCTCAGGTAGGGTATGACCCCACAAATGGCAAAATAGCCAAATATAAAGGATATACGAAGAATGGTGTCAATGTAGCTCAAATTGAGGACCAACTGAATTTTGGCTATAATAGATTAAAAAATGTTGAAGAGACACTAAGAGGAAAAGGAAAGCTTACGCAAGAAGAATGGAAGTTCATTGCATCTAACCCAACGAATAAAGAATTAGATGCAGTAAGGAATAATGTAAAAGAGACATCTTTAAATCTATACAATGATGCTACTGCTCAAACAAGACATTATAATAAATTATTAGACATGCTTGATGTAGATAGTAATAATTCAATCTATAAAATCATTGAAGAAGGTAAGGCAAGTGGTATTACGGGAATGGGAGAGATGGAAGATATGGCTTTCGGAATGACAGGGGATGTAGGCCTATTTAATTCATTTTTAGCAAAAACTCCTAATTATATTGCTGGCAAAGGGGCTATAGTTAAGTCAAAAAAGAAGCGACTCAGAGAGCTAGAAATGAAAGCTAATAATAATACTATAACTCAAGCTGAGCTTGATGAGTATAGAAGCAACCCTATAACTCCTGCTGAAGAAAGTATTTTAGTTTTTTCTGATATGTATGACGATTTAATTGAAGGGATTCAAGAAAAACATACCGAGCAAACCGAACTTAGAATGCAAATGAGAGATAAATATAATTTTTGGAGCGAAGTTCCTCTTGATATAGATATTGCAGAAAAAACATTTGAAAAAAATAAAGTTAAGGAAGACGAAACGCTTGATACCGCTGGCAGTGCGACCGAAGCAATATCTACTGATTATAAAATAAAAAAATTAATTGAAGAGCAAGAGTCTAAAGAATCTAAAAAAGAAGAAAAAAAGACTTCTTTTGTAATGCCTAAATCTGAGATGGTTGCTGAAAAAATAAAAAATAGCCAAATCGTTCAAAATATTAGTCGAGAGATTCCTAAAAATGTTATTGATGTCGTCGTTGGAAACTCAAAATCATCTACATTGAGTGGACTTATAACTAGTATGGGGGCAAACTCTACGATGGCACTAATGCTAGACGCTTGGAAGTTAATGACATGGGAAGGAGAGGAAGTAGGGACAGTACAGCCTAGCGCATCTCAACCTAGCCAGACTCCCGTAGCAGCTGATATCGACTTAGACACATTTGCACAAGGTATCAATAGTAGTCAAGATGCACGTAGAATGCTAGGTGGATTTCAAGCTAATGCTTTATATCTAGCTGCAAAAAATTATAAAAAGAATCCTAATGCAAATACAAAAAAGAAATTAGAATATTTTTACCAAAAATACTTAAAAAAGTAGATGCCATATTTAAATAACCAATCTCTTATCGAAGTAGCAAGGAAGTATAATAAGCGAATATTTTCTGAGCTAGACGACAAACAAGTATACGACTATATTGTAAAAAATATGCGTCCAGAAGATTTTTCTGATACTAAGGGAATAGAATTTTCTCCTTGGGTGGACGAGCAGTCTAAAATAGATACCCCTTACGAATATAAACCATATAAACCTGTGATGATAGATTCTACGACCCAGCAATCTACTAGCCCAAAATCATGGATGCAAACTTTTTCTGATATGAGCTTAACGGGATGGGCAGGAGATGCAACTGATTGGAATTTTTTAAAATATTCAGCGATGCAAGGGAGTCAAGACTTACTAAAAGCTGCTATGTCAGGAGAGTCATCGTACCAATTAAAAGATGAAAATGGTCAAGTCATATCTCCAGAAGAATATGGAGAGCAATTAAATATAGGCCAAGAAGTTTTAGCGTGGGGATTAGGTCAGTTTAATGCTACAGATATTGCCCTATGGGTTGGAACAGCAGGTATCGGCAAATACATGCAAATGGGCGGCAAGCTTGCAACAGTTGGAAAGACAACACAGAGGCTAGCGCCCTCTATGACAAAAGCTGAGACAGCGCGTCGTAGCTCTATTACAGGAATAAAAGATTGGAATAAATGGGTAGATAAGGGGCTTTCTACTGGCACTTTATCTGACGAGGCATATCAATTTACAAAAAAAGAATATTTTGATGGCATGGTGAGAAAGTCTGCAAATAGATTGAGAGCCAATGGCAATAGATATTCTAATTATTTTGCAGATTATTTAGAGGCAGCTCCTGCTGGAGCAGTTTCTCTTGGAGCATTTAGTTTCGGGACAGGTGCTATACACAGCTTAAATCAACAAAGGATGGCCGAAAGAGATGCTGATGGTATTGGCATTGGAGATGTCGATGCTGGCACTGCATTATGGGATGGTGCTAAAAGTGGTTTTGAAGGAATGGTTTTAGGTGGCTTAATTGCAGGTGTTAGCCCAGGTACAGATAGAATATTTGGGAAAATGGCTACTAAATTTGAAAAAGCAGAAACCAGTTTAGGGCAGTCAATGCAAAAATTTTTCAAAAGTGATTATACTAAATTAGCAGCAGATATAGGTATAGAAGGTACTGTCTTTAGTACTGCGCCTTATACATGGAAAGGTTTACCAAGAGACGAAGAGGGCAATATTGATACAGACCAGATGCTTCATGACTGGGCGCATTCAACAGCTACAATTGGTATGTTAAAAGGTTCATTTAAAGCATATGAAAAGATTATGAATGAATGGAAAGGTGAGATTGCCATTGATAAAGAATATGCTAAGAATGGTGAGTTTAGAACTACTGAAGGCGAAATGGCAAAAGATGTTGTTGAAAATATGAAAAAGAACCTTACTGATATGGGGCTTAAGCCTGCTGAGGTTCAAAAAGCTGTAAAAGAATTTTTAAAAGAAGAGTTTGGTAAAACATTAAAAGAAGTAGACGGCGTAGAATTAGAAGTTAAAGAAGCTCTTTTAGAGAAATGGGAAGCCAATCAAGGTATTGTCAACAAAATTGTTAAAGGGGAGAAGCTTACCAAAGAAGAAGCTGCAATTGCATTTACAGAACTAGGCCCCCTTAATACTATTCTAGGCCAGATGGAATATAAAAAAATTGCAACGACAGAGGCTATTGATGCATATATAGATAAATATATTGCTCCTGAAATTAAGAAGAGGCAAGGCAAGGATATAACTCCCGAACAAAGAGAGATTGAAAGAAATAAGATTACAAAAAAAGTTAAAAGCAGAATTGAAAAGCTTGATAAAGAATCGAATGCCATAAATGATTTTATTAGTAATGCTAAGAGCAAGGGCGCTAAAAAGGAAACGCTCGCTCAAAGAGAAAAGGCTATGGAAAAAGAATATGATTCTCTATCAAAGCTTCTAGATGATTTGCCAGATGGAAGTGCGCGTAAAAAAGCAGCTGATAAGCTAATAGAGAATTTCTCTAAAGAAAATCGGGAGGCGGTGGAGCGCGTGAAGGAGGGGAAAACAGGAGAATCAACCCCAAAGGAACTTGACACACTCGAAGCATTTTATACAGAGGTGCGAAAAATAGTAGAGGGACCATCTGCGAAAGAAAGAATTAAAGAGGCTACAGAGTCGTTACAAATTGAATTGCCAAAAGATAAATGGGAAGCTTTAATTAAAGAGAAGACTGTTAAAGGTAATGATGCCAAGACTGCAGAGAATTTAGAAAGAGTTCTTGCGAAAGTAAGGACGTCAAAAGAGACTACAGATGCTTTTAGTGAAGTAAAAAGAATTGTTGAAGAAAACAAAATACTAGACTCTAAAGAGCAATCGATTCCCTTAGTTAAAGATTCTAATATTTCTAAAAGTCATAAAACTATTCTTGCTTATGTTCTCGACGCTTTATCTAGAAATAGAAATCATGCAAGAGGCGCTAAAGAAACAATTAATTTATTAAAATTTGTAGAAAAAAAATATAAAAAAGATATCAACACTTTAGACTCTAAGCAACTAGAGACTCTAGGGAAAGACTACATACAAGATAAGCTAAAAGTAGATATTTACGACAAGACAACCGATACTTTAAGCAAGAAATACACTATGCGTCAAATAAGAGCGGCTCAACGAGCAGCAGACTTGATTCGAGATTCTTTAGCCGAAACTTTTCGATTTGGAGCTATGGATAAATTTGCCAATAATACTAATATCGTTGGAAATATTACAAAGTTTAATGTCAGTGGTACTAGAAAAGTAACTATAGTTGGTGGAGAGAAGGGGTTCAAAAGACTTATTCAATGGGCAAAAAATTTCAAAAAACCTATAGAATATGCAAAGGGGAAGAGCATTGATTCCAATGAAGCTGCCATTGCTATTGAATTGGCTGTCGCAGGTAAATTAAGGCCAGGGGAATTAGCTGGCTTTAAAGTATCTGATATAGACCCAAGAAGTGGGAGAATAACTATTCGTCGACAAAAAAGAGAACCTTCTCAAGACATTGTCAATAAAGAATTAGCTTCAAAATTAATAACCCTTGCAAATAAAAAAGGAATTAAAGGAGAGACAAATCTCTTTAATTTCAAATCTTCTTCTGATGTTACTAGCTTTACGAAACATATATCTGAAAAATCTGGAATTGAAATTAAAGTTGAACATGCGGCTACTGGGAAAATATATAAATGGAATGAAATGATTCCAGGAGAAAAATCTATAGGCTCAATTGACATACCTAGTAAAAAAGCTGGAGTAGGGCTGCAAATGGGAAGAGTATTTAGGGGTCTATATGAAGCTGAGCCTACTATTAAAACAGGGAAAGAGGCTAAAATTGAAACGGCAAAGCAGGCCGCTGAATTAGGTCATACTGGAGAAAAATCTCCCACTAAATCATATAGAAGGAAAACTATTGAAGAGCGTATGACAGTCGAAGGTAAGGTTGGTCGTGCAGCTACAGCCAAAGAAAAAGCTAGAGTCATACGAATGCTCAAAAAGAAGTATCCAGAGATTACTTTAAAGCTTGATGAGGCTGTACTCAGAGATTCTAAAGGCAAAGTAATCACCTCAGATAAAGTCCTTGAGACCGTTGTAGGGACGCTTGTTAAGGTTAAGAAGGGTGCTCCTATAGAAGCGGCTGTTCACGGTGCTATTCACCCTATTTTAAAGACTTTAGACGCTATATCAAAAGCTAATCCTAATACTAAGCTTGGAAAGACTACTGCTGGGCTTGTTCGTGAGATGTATGCAAGGGCAAGGAAGACAGATAGGTTTCAATACTGGCGCAAAGAATTTATGAAGGATAAGTATGACAAGAATGGAAAGCTAATTGAAAAAGGTATGAATCCTAAAGATGCAGCTAACAGAGCTGTTGAAGAGGTGACTGCTGAGCTTACTGGTAAATATGTTGCAGGCAGAATGATGGATAAAGGCGTATTCCAGCGTGTTAAAGACTGGTTTCAAAGAACATACGCTGCATTAAAGACTTCATTTAAAGATGTCGATAAGATGACAGATAAAGAATTGACTCAACTATTCGGTGAAAGATTTATAAAGCGTAAAGGGATAGATAGTATTGTATTTGAACGTACGTCTGGTGAGCGTATGGAATTTATGACAATAACCAAAGAGAATACTAAAGATTTTAAGAAATATATTGACGATACGATGAAAAGGTTTAACCTTGATGTCACTGCCGCTGAGCGTAATAAGTTCCTTGAGGTTTTAGCTAAAGAAGCAAAGATTGATATGAGGCCAGACTTCTCTCTAAAGAATATATTGTTTGAAGAGATTACTGCCATATCAGAGGTAATAGGGACACTTAATCTAAGAAAGATAAAAGAAAAGTCTAAGATTAAAGAGCGCATAGAATTTAAAATGGAAATAGATAGAAATAGGGAGAAGACAAACCTAACTACTAAAGACCAGAAAGAATGGCTTGTTAACGAAGGTGTTGCGAGCGGGAATATATTAGATGCTCCTATGAGTACAATGAAAGAATTTAACTCTCTGTTATATGAATATAGGGTTGACCCTAAGTCATTAAATCAAGTCGGCAATGAACTTCCTGTCTTGGTTGACAAGAAGATTGACATTATTAATAGGATTCAAGGCTCTCGTCTTGCAAAGTTAAGACACTTTGCGTCAAAAGGGCTTATGGGCCTACATCAATTCTCTAAACATTTAGGATTGACAAACTTAGCAAGCTGGACATTGAAGCACATTTCCTCAGAGCAAGCTCACGTAGGGCCATTTATGCACTTCGCTGATACGATGGCTCCTCAGCTGCTAGGTAGAAGAAAATGGAATCAAGCTAAGAAAGTATTTTCCCTGCTAGAGGCTAATGAGAAAGGTGAGTTTATAAGAATTAACGATAAGACTGTGACCTCGAAAGAAGCTGCTCAAGCTAAATTGTTCATTAAAAAAGCATTTAAAGTTAGAGTAGATAGGAAAACTGGGAAATGGTATAATGAGGGTATTAATTGGAACCCTAAGAATCAGACAGGTTCTAACGAGGGTCGACTTTTACACTACTTTAAACATGAAATTATGAATAGTCTTCCTGAAAAGCTAGATGCGATAGCATTATCTAAATTCACCAAGGGAAAATATGAATCTATTTTAAAGCAAAATGATATTAAATTTTTAAATAAATCCGATGTAGCATTTTATGTCCCCCGTAGGACGACCAGAGTATTCCAAGAAAATTTCAACCTTAATGCCCTTAAAGAGAATAAAGCTGTTGAGAAGGCAGCATCAGAAATTGCTTATGAAATGGCGAAAGATGCAAATCAATCGAAGTGGAAGAAGCTAAGTAAGTCTGAAAAAGAAAAACTAGTAGATGAGTATTCTGATGCAGCTAGAATTATAGCTAACGCAGAGCTTCAAATGATTGGAACCTTTGGAGCGCAGAAGATACAATTCAACCATCTTATTAAAAGAAATCGAATAAAGCTAGATGAAACTATTGATATAGGCGGGAAGAAAGTCAAAGTATGGGAAACAGATTTTGATACTTCTATCATGCCATTTGCAGCAGGCTGGGGAAAGTTTCTTGCTAACGTAGAGCATGCGCCATGGGCTATAAAATTAAAAGGATTCAAATTTGATGTTGATATGAATAAAACCTTAACAGAACTTCAAGCAAGTATGGGTCTTGGGGCTGGAAATAAAAGGATGAAAGACATTAACAACATTATTAAAAAAGGTATACAAAGAAGAGTAGGAACGTATCAAGAAAATTCAATGTTCTCATCTCTTAGTGATTATACAAGAGAGTATACATCAACTCTAATGAGGCTGCAACTTGCTGGGCCTATACCTATGTCGGGGATTAAAAACTATTTTACGCAAGCCATTCAAATGGTTCATGCACATAGATTTCGAGATGTAATTGATACACATTTCAGAGCATTTTCAGCTAAAGAGCGAGCGGTAACGGAAATGATGGGGGCAACATCTAGTATAGGTATTACTGGGTATAAGCCGAAATCTGAGTTGATGCAGAAAGCTACAGATTTAGTCTTCAGGTCAGGTCTAATGCCTTTGTCAGAATCTTTTGCAAGAACATGGGCGAGGCTAGCTGCTGAAGTAGATGGTAGGCGAATGGCAGATATCGTTCAAAAAAATACTAAAAATTCCAAAGAATACAAGCAAGCAGTGAATAGGCTAAAAGAATTGTATGAGTTGACTGATAGTCAGATAGCCTTACTTAAAAGGCATGGATTCGAGCCATTGTACAATAAGATGTCTGCATTTGATAAAAATGTTATTAAGCTTCAAATGGATGGAATAGATAGGCAGATACAAATTGTAGGAAATATGAAGACAGCTGGTTCAACAGTAGATGCTATGATGCCAGAGATTGGAAACGTAAAGTGGATGAAGCCGTTTTTAATGTATAAGCGTATTGCCTATGCAACTACAGTGAATAATATGTCGACAATGAAATATAATTGGAATAATGGACATTTTATGAGAACCGCTATGATGGTAGGAGGAACTGCACTTAGTGGCGGTGCGAGAATGTGGCTACTTAAACAAGTATTAGGACAAACTCTGCCTGGTGAGAACTCTGACTGGGGTAAAGCAATCCAAACTGCTCTATGGCAAGGTGAATTTGGAGGTATTCTCTCAGAATTATTAAGCCCATATGCAGGTACGTGGGGTTCGCTATCAAATGACATGCTATTCTCTTCTGCAATGACTACTCATGCATGGAAGTCTGTCGTTTTATTAGACGCCCTTGGCGGTAATTATTCTGGGATATGGGAAACATCGTCTACTCCAGGTGAAGCATTAAGGCAATGGGGTCGTTCAACATCCGCATCGTATAATAATATCTACAAGCTGATGAGTCAAAGGAACAACGAGTATAATAGTACATACAAGTCTATACGTCAATGGAAAAATGATTTTGAAGGTAAACATGGCTATTATGAAGACCCTTCAATCGTAGAGAGCGAATCTAAAAAATACTTTAAAAATTTAAGAACTGCATTTAATTTAGGGAATACTCCTGAGCTTAATGAGGCTGTAACTCTTGCTTATTTTGGATACGCGTCTGACAGGGTTACTGCTGGGGCATCACAAGCTCAAGCATTTAAGGAAGCTAAATCTATGATTAGTAGAACTTTCAAGACATTGAATCCTATTATGGGCTCTATTGATTCAAGAAAAGGATATATCATTACTCCTACACAAGGATTCCTTAAAAGTCTCAGCCCCGAGAAAAAGAAAGTAGTGAAAAGAGCATACAAACAATATAACGAACGATTGAGAATGTTCCTAAAGCAATATCCTCACTATCTCAGGAAAAACAACCTTAAAGATATTAAGGAGAATTTTAAATTCACAATTAAGGAGCAGTACGGTAACGCTCTAAAATAATTCCTTAATTGGTATCAACACCATCTGACTTGAGTTAAAGTCACCTCCCATTACAAGCCTAGCCTTTTCTTCTTTAAGTAGACTCCTAATCTTATCTTTCAATATATCGACAGCAAAAATAAAACCGCCCTCTATCTTATTATTATAGCTAAGTAAATGCACCCAAACCGATGAGCCAGTAGTAGAAATGCCTGATGGAACGCCATTACACCTCACCTCTACAGCTATATTACCTGTATTCTTCCATATATCGCGTTCTGTCTTAACTTCTATCATGGTGTTACCATTCTGCATATCTTTAACAAAATCCTCTCCAATTTTGCCAAATTCTAAGTCTAAATCAAATTGCTTCATTTCTTCGTATGTTAATCCCACTAGTTTGCCTCCTTCAGCTACTCGTTTTAATGGCCCAAATATATCATTTATATCACTCAGCGTTATCAAAATAATTCTTTGCGTAATCTGCAATTAACATTGCATCTGCCGTTGCAAGTATTATTTTCTTGCCTAGCTGTGGATATTTTTTCTTTGCTAACTCTTTAAGATGATTCTTTCTTTCTTGTTTTTTAAGTTTGGGAGGGCACCCTATGGCTTTCATCCATTTTTGAGGAGTCACATAGTGTGATTGGATTTCGTGCGAAGAAACAATACCCTCCCAATTCCCATAGTTTTGTGCGAACGTAAATACTGACGACCGCCCATCATGAGGTCTTGCCCAGACTTTCTCAATCATTACAAGCATATGGCTGGGAGGAGTCTCATTCATGATTAACGCGAACATCATTGCCATATCGTAGACTGAAGCTGGGCATTTATAGACCTTTACTTCGTTTTTATATATCGTAGCAACACCACCGCCTTTTCCTGGGTCGATTCCTACGTACTTAATTGATTTTGAGTTGTTCTTTTTCACTTGCTCCTCCTTGTACAGGTATTGGTAGATTATCATATATCGTACAAATATCTCCATGAAATCCTAACTCAACTTCACCAGTTTGTCCATATCTAACCTTACTAGCCACTAAATATATCTCATTTTTACTGGAAGTAGCTGGGTCAACCTTATATTTGTAGTAGATAAAGAAAACATTCTCTGCTACTTGCTCAATAGCTCCAGATTCTGCTAAATCAGAGAGCTGAGGACGTTTAGCTTCCCCTCCTCGTGTCTCTAAGTATCTATTTAGCTGAGATGCAAGCACTACAGCACAATTATTTTCCTTTGCAAGCCATTTATATGAGTTACATATCTCTTCTAACTGCAATCTTCGAGTATCTTGCCTTGTATTAGGGGTAATAAGCTGTATATAATCATCTATAATAACATCTGGCTTGAATTTTTTGACCTCTGAGGCTGTTTTGGGGAAATCTCTCACATCATCAAACATAACAAATCTATCTTCAGAGTATTTTTTGTTAATCTTGTCCCGTGCAATCTTCAAAAGCTCAATAGTCCTATCGTTAAGCGTCCCTCGTCTCACGTCTCCGTAGCTTAGTTTCGGTTCTTCTATGCATACTATTTTCTTTAATACCTCGGTGTTCGGTAGCTCTCTGTTAAATACAGCAACCTTGTATCCTTTAGATATGAATGATGAAAGTAAGTTTACTAAGAATGTAGTCTTACCATGACCAGGCCTACCACCAACAATAGTAATCTCTCCTCTTGTTAATCCACCAGCGAAAGCATCTATTCTTGGATACCCAGTCTTAATCATTTTCTTGTTTCCGCTATTCATGCTTTTTAAGGTATCTGACATTGCATCTTCTATGCTGAATTTAGCACCTGGTCTAACTCTTATAAGCTCTCCCATTAAAGTATGAGCCCCAGTTATGAGTTCATATACATCACTACCTCTATGCAATACATCATTTTTTATTCCATCTGCCTCAGATACTATCTTTCTTAGTAAGTATTTCTCATATATTTTCTGCGCATATGCCTCTGTCATTCCAGCCCCACAAGCATTGCTAGTACAATCAACCACGTATCCTTTGGTAATTCCCTTAGACATATCTTCACTTGTAAGAGATGCACATACTGTGAGAGTATCTATGTGCTTGCTCTTTCTTCTCATGCTTACAATCTTTTCCCACAAAGCTCTTGACTTGGTTTGAGAAAAGACTGATGGCTCTGGAACATACTGAGCTACCATGCTATATTCGTTTGGACTGAGGATAACACTCCCTATGACCACATCTTCTGTGGCCTCATCGACAATTTGGTTCATTTTTTCTCCCTTTATTCTTCTGGTTTTTCGGTATAAGTATCAAGCATAGCATTATATTCCTTTACAACGCTATCTACGTCTATTTCGTTGATTTTATATATCATACCAACATTAGATGTAGACATCTCTTGCAATGGGCTACTTTTGAGGAATACTCCCCAATTATGCTCACTTAGAACTTTCATCAGCAGTTCCTTGCTCAGCATTATATTTCTCCTTTTTCTTTTCAATATATTTTAAAAACTTTTTATCATCTTTCTTAAACTCGACATAATCATTTACTACCATAGCTAAAGAATCAGCTTTTTGATTCACTATCTGTAGGTCGTGTATCAGATTTTCCACTACTTGCTTTACTTCGTTTAGTGTCGGTTTTTTTGGTTTCTTTTTTGTCATCTTTCTTTACCTCGTTTAATATATCGTTTAATATGTCTTTTAACTTTTTCACTTCCATTTTTAGGAAGTCAATGTCTTTCTCCATATCTATGGCTCTACCCATCATCTTCTCCTTGCTTTTCATTATCTACAACCATTCCCCAGAATAGTATTGAATAGACAATAATATCTGTTAATCTACCTCTAACATCTTCACGTTGTGACTTGTGCCCATCAGCGTAAGCACACAGCCCATCTACATGCTTAATCATATAGGTAAGCAGCACTTTTTCTTTAGGCTGATTTGTAAAAGATGCTACTCTTTCAAAATTTGCAAATACATTTTCTAAATTTCTAGCATATTCACTTTGTCCCGCATTTCTAATGCGAGTAACTTCTTCAAAAATATGAAACATTAAGTCATTCATTTCTTCTTTAATCATTGTTATAACCTTTTCTTAATCCACATCTGTCTAATAAATACAGCTCTAGCCACCAACAGCCATTAGCTATTTTCTTTACTTTCTTCACTTTCCTCACGTGATGCGAGTCTTTTTTCTTCATCCTTGTTCTCCTCCAAGTCTAAATAAATTTTATCGAGTCAGGGCCGCACGCGATGGCAATGCTCTCTGGCGACCCGTTCTCTTTTCGACGAGATAACACCTAAGTGCTACCTATAATTAGCGGGAGATTGAACCAGAGTGCGAAAGGATGGGCTTTTAGGCAAATAAAGGGAGCCCAATAAACACTCCCTACGTCCTCGCGGATAGTAGAATCTCCCATTTTACTACTTGTGTATATGACGGTACACAGTAGCTCTCGATACCCCGACAATCTTAGATATCTTCTGTCCTTTGACGCCAAGCCCATAAAGAGTGTTAATTAAAAACTCTTTAGCCCAGCCGACACGTTTTCTTCTATCTTTAGAAAGGAATGTCTTCATTTTTTACCTCTCCATCTTCCCATGTTTTAATAAACTTCACTACAAATGGAGTCCTTTCTTTTCCATCTTTGCCAGTATAAGGCTTGCCTTTATCGACAACTGCTATCGCAGGCTTTCCGTTTATTTCTGAGGCACTAAGCGATGGTAGGACTTGAACTTCTACGTCCTGTCCCTCCATCTGCATAACTTTCTTTTCTATTTTTATGCCTAGAGTCTCACAGAATCTAAGGTACGATTTGTTTCCAGAAGCATTGGACTTAAAGTCATCTCCATCACTAGGCTCTAGAAATCTAAAGACTCCGTTAGCTTTGTAAGAGCGTCCAACATATTCTTCACCAGAAGCGTGTTGCTCTGATGCGTCTTTATAGCTAGCATATGTGTAGCTTTGCGACTTATTTGCCTCATCAACAACGAATGAGTAGTTATAAACTATTGCTTTAAACTTCTCTCCGTCCTTAGTCCATGAAACTTCTTTCATTTGAGCGTCTGCTAAGTGTCCATAAAACTCGCCTCGTACATTTGGAGCAACTGAGGTTTTGCTTGGATTATTAGTAGGCACAAAGAAGCTTTCTTTATTCGTTAATAAATCATCGAATATATCATCTGTATTAGCCATTTTCTTTCTCCTCTGTTATTATTTTATTACATTGTTCTTTACATGCTTCAAAGTTACTTTTGTCAACTTTGCCTTGAGCTACGGCTTGATAAACGCCCTCTCTCAATTTTTCATCTTTTATCTTATCAGCCAAAGCATTTAATTCTTCAGCTTCTTTTGTATTAATAGGGTCTGCCTCTGGCAAATCCTCACCAGCAAAGATATACAAACCTAAACCATGCAACGCTATAGCTTTAGCTAAACATCTCTGGATTGATGTGTTTATCTGAAATGATGTAGGATTTTCTATTGTCTGGTTTCTATGGTCAAGTACTGGATGAATCTGTGTTCTTACAACACCCTCAACGTCTACAGATACCTGTACGTATGCACCAGTTTCATTTTTCATGTAAGGTTGCTTTGTTCCATCTGCATTGTCAAACAAATGCACCTCCCATGTAGCCTCTGGACAGACCTTTAAAAGCTCACGCACAGCATGAGCCCAACTTAAATAATTAAACTGCCCCTTTTTCTCAGCGAACTTGGATACGTCCACTCTGTTAAGCTGTTCAAATGTATTTTCTCTTTTCTTTACAGCCATTACTTCTCTCCTTTCTTTTTTTTCTTATACTTTTTTCTTATTTTCTTTAGTTTTTCTGTTTTGGTTATATATGAATACATAAACTTCATTTCCTCATCAGTAGGAATTTCATCTGCATTGATAAACTCTATAAATTCAGATACTCTTCCCATTATTTCTTCTTAAAAAATGGCGGATTACAATGGTCAAGATATCTACAATAACTACAATTCCAATCTTCTACTGGAGATATTCCTTGACTAAACATTGGTAGCCCTTTTTTATGGTCTTCGTTTACATTTGTCCAAAAATTTTGTGCACGTTTAAGCATGTGAAGCCCAACCTCTACACACTTCATGCGAGAATCGTCTTTCTTGTAGTAGTACAAGTACATGCCATCAATACGCCCAAATTCTTTCTCTACAGCTAACCCATAAGTCCCTAACTGAATCTCTTGATTAAGACCAGCGTTAGGGTCTGGATTTTTATATCCAAACTTCCTAGACCACGCGTAACTAGCCATCGTCTTGAAGTCGATAAGATACACTTTTCCAGTAGTCCTAGAAACAGCCACTAAGTCATAAAAACCTCTAACATTTAATTCTGGTAAAATAATTTCTTTTTCGATGTGAAAGTCAAAACTTTCTTTTTGTAAATTATGTATTTCTTTTTCTTTACAATATATAGCTTCACTATCTATAGTATTACTATATGTAGTATTACTATATATAGTATCGGACAAAGCGTTTTGTAAATCATCATGTACAATCGTACCTAAACGTAGTAATCGATTCACTCTTTCATCAGTAGGATTTGTTTGGTCTATTTGAGCTACAGACTCGAAATATAGCTTACGTGAGCAAGAACCTGCCCCAGAGCCATGATAATACTTTTCCCTACCCTTGTATCGCTCATTATAGTTTTCTTCGTTTTTACGGGCAATATAGCCCTCATACAGCTCTTCTATGTTTACTGGACATTTTTTCACTTATGATTTCTTTCCTATATATTTCTTAATTAAATGTGAGACAACCTCATTCATTGATTGTCCATTAGTGTAGCAAGCTCCTTTGAACTTAGCCCATAAATCTGTATCCATATTCGTCAAGATGACGTGCTTTTTCTCATTCATTCTCATACCTTTATTTGTTGTTAATTAATGTAAGAATAGGGGGATTCTATGCTACTTCAGAAACTTCGCCGTAGCGACTCATCGCCTCTGGTAATAGTCCCCCTACTCTATCCTTGTTTCAAAGTGGGAGCTTGACCCTCGTTAGTTTCCCATGTTGCGTAATTCCAAGTTTCCTTGTATTTTCCCCTAGAGCCGATTATCTCGCCTGTCAATATCTCCCAATTCTTATATCAAAAAGCTATATATATTAATAAGTAGGTATATTAATATACAAGTGTTTATTTTATTAATTTAATTCCTCCTCTATTATTTTTTTTCTCATATCTATTGATGACTTCAAACATAACTTCTATATGAGGAAGATTCTCCCAATCCCAGTTCTTATGCTCGTAAGTTTCGCGTTCTTTATGTTGTACGATTTCCAAGAAATCCATTACAAAATCACTCATCTTGCCCATGCCTTACTCCTTGTTTATTGTGTTATAAATTACTTCTATAAAGATACATATTAATATTGCTATCGCAAGAGATTCTATCACTCAGAACCTCCCATCAGCTTATTCTTTCTGTCTATCAGTCTATTTAGCCTATCAAGTGTTACTTCATAGTCTTTAACGGCTATTACCCCAGTACGATTTGGATATCTGATATTTACTTTCTTGCCGATATGGTTCTGTGTTTGCTTTATTATGTTTTGATATACTTCGATTACATCCTTATGCTTCATCATTATTGATTACTCCTTTTTGGTGTGAAAAATGTAACTGGTTTGCATACACATACAATATAGCCACATTTCTTGCATTGTTGTTCATTTATTTCTATTTCAATCTTTGGGATATCTTTGACTTCGTACATCTGTAAGAAAGTATCCATTATATCTTCATCGCTTTCATATTTATAGCCGTCGTACCCACTATATAAAATTTCTACTAAATCGTTGCCGTCCATATTCTCAGCCTCTCTCGTTGCAACCATTACTCTCATCGTATCATAGTCTGGCTTTCTCATTCTTCCTCCTCCCCTTGAAATAAGTTTATTTTGATAATTATATTATCATCTTCTTCGGCGTTCCAATTCCAATTAAACTCCCTACCTCTTTGCAAGTCATATATATCTTCTTC